CCATGAAACAATAGATGTGGAATGTCATTGCGAGAAATAAAATCCTTCACAATGTCACGCAACTGATCATTACATATATAGTTCTCAATTACATCTGGACGATACTTTTCAGCCCAGAGTGAATGATCACTTTTTTCTACAACTTCTTCTTGAAAGAAACTCATAATTTATTAAGCTACGTTCTTAATTTCCAACAAATAATAATTGCTATTGAATGATTCGTTATCAAACTCAACATGAGCAATACCGGAATCACTTACCTTCAATACAGCATTCTCACAATCACTATTACTAGTCAAAATCTCTTTGAGATACTTGGCATTATAATGTAGAGTCTTACCAAGACTATCTTTACCTTCTACTGGTTTGATATCAAGATTAATACGATTGCTATTGGTATTACTAAATCCAAGAGTCATCTTGATCTTACCCTTCTTATCCTTAGTCAAGGTTAAAATGTCTACCTCGGTCAAAGCACTCTTGGCCTTTACGAATGTAGAAACAAACTCCTTGGTCAATGGAATTTCCAAATTAAAGATAGGCATCTTCTTCAATGTTGGAACTGGAGGAATAACACTTAGATCTGCGGTAACATATTGTACCTCAGTACCTTCACTAGTTAGTGTAATTGATGTAATCTTATCATTGGTTGTGTTTGTAGTGATTTCTACTTCATCTCCCAATACACCCAACATCTTCTTGAGCTTAGCTGTGTCATTTACACCAAACTCAATGTCTGATAGTTTTGCAGCATCTTTCAAGGTTACAAATGCCAAGATATTCTTGTCATCGCTCGTTGATGATGTTTTGATTTGATTGTCAGCGGATACTACTGACCACTTTACGCTTTCGATTAACCCGTTTAGGGAATACTTGTCTGTGAATGAATTAATTAGTTGTTTTTTCATAGATTTATATACTACACCATCGTTGTTAGAATGTCAATCACTTATTGTTTATAAATTTCAAATTTAGACAAATCTGGATATGGAAGTTCCAAATCTTCATTATGTTTAGGAGTTCCATCAATATTGTAAAACTGATTCATCAATAATAAACCTCTAGCAGCTAACTCAGGCATCATGTAAAAATTCCAACCCAACATATCAAAGTTATCTGTATGATATGAGCATTCTCGTCTACCACTATAACGTGCTCTTTTGAACCATAAATATGCGTCGTAATTATCGGTTAAAATCGCTCCCCCCTTTGATAATTTAAAGTGTTTATATGGACCTGTAAACGATATGCACATGTGTGTATTTTTAATATACATGTTATGTGTAAACCTTAACGCCGAGTCCCATACATTTGTAGGTTTTAATTGATAAGCACCTTTCAATATTTTTCCGACCACTGGTTCAAAATGAACCTTTGCACCAGCATGAATTATTTCACAAGGCACAGATGGATATGTTCTAGAAGGAATAGTAATAATTTTGTCCTTCACGTTTTCATACATCAACGATAGAAATATTGCGTTTGAAGCGTTATCTACGGTAATAACATATGGTGCTCCTGTGTATTTTGAAAGTTGTTCTTCAAATTCTTCTGTAATTTTATATGCGCCTTGTGCCATATTGTTTTTAATTTAAATAGATATTTTTTCTTTTCTTGATAAATTTGGCAGGAGAACCAGCAACTATGTCAAATGAATTTGTATCTTTCTTTATTAGTGAATGTGAACCAACAGATGTTGCATATTCAAGAACAACACTTGGCAATATTACACTATTACATCCAACAACTGAATGTTTTTTTATATGAATATCTCCGATTGTTACCTTTTTAATATCATTCATTACTACGGAATTAGTTGCATATCCATCGGTATAGTCATCGTTTGCAGTGTATAAAATACATCTAGCTGATGTACACGTATAATCTTCTAGAGTTATATTGCCAGAATTACCATAAAAATAACATCCGGCTGAAATATGAACATTGTTTCCTATCTTGATCTTTGTATTTTTACCCGCAATCAAAATACATTGTGAGTCAATTCTGACATTGTTACCAATAATTATATTCTGTGGATTATGCAATATAACGTCGTTTGATATAAAAACATCGGTGCCAAAGATTAGTCCACAATCTTTTAACTCTATGTTAAGATAGTTTTCAAATTTCTTGATCATATTATCTAAAATATTTATCTATTGTTTCTTTATCTACTTTACGTTCGAAATAATTACCCCACGATTGTTTTTTCTCAGTATAAAATATTTTAAGAGGATGTATTATCTCAACATTTTTTTCTACATTGTCAATATCGTTCACATTTAATATCGTTTTTTCGTAATAACCAAATACATAATTTTTGTTAAATGAAGTAGTAAATCCGGACAAAATCAATACAAATGACATAACAATGTCCGTCATAAATACCATATAACTATATCGTTTAATGGTTGACTCAAGATACGCATTTATAATATCAATTATCAATTGCCTGTCATTTAGATATAAATTTTTAAATTTATCTGTATTTATAAATGCTCCGGCGGAAAAAACTACATTTAGACTAGATTCAAATTTTTTTGGGTCAATACCAATATTTTTACATTTATCTTCAATTTCTTTTACGTAATTTGAAAATAACTTGTGTGGATCGTCCTTATCTCTATCTCTTTCAAATTGAGGCCATAATGTACCAAACATCCAGTTTGGAGATGAATGTGTGATGATATCACTATTACACATTAGATTAGTTTCTTTAACAAAGAAACAATCAGGTTCACCAAAAACAAAATATTTTGTTTTTATCAATAATGATGGTTTAAATATAACTTCTAAACACCATTCAATTAAATCGTTGGTCTCTGTAGACTTAAACATGGGATATCCATATTTTTTAGAAGGTATATAAACATTAATAGATAATTTTTCAGCTAGATCATTTAATTCAGGTGTATGTTGAACATTAACCAGTACAACATCTGAGTCTTTGTAAACATTCCTAAAAGACAATATACTTCGTTCAACAGATTCAAAGTTCTGTTTATCTCCGATAATTAATAAGCTTACATCGTTATTCATTTATAATTTTGTATAAAATCACTGCATATACCTCCACAGACGCTTATATCACCATCATATCCTAATTCAGGCATAACACAAATACTATTTTTATATAATAACTTATTTGGTTGCGTCCAAATATATTTTTTGCTGGTTAGTACCCAGTCTTCATCTGTATGCCAAAAAACATTACATTCACGATCTTGTAAGAGATGGTAAAAAGCATCACCGTTTTTAGCATGTAACCAGAACTTATCTGATATTAGAAAGTCATATTTAACTTGATATTGAGGTTTATCGTGACCAAGATACCAATCCTTTTCAATATACCAAACATCTATTTCAACGTGATAACCATCTTTAAGTGCCAAATTAATATATGATGGATGATTTTCCTTATCCGTATTTGGTCCATTGATATTTCCCCGATGTGAAATTAGTTTCATTGATTTAATATATTAAACTTAATCTTATCATTTATAGATTTAGTTTTTACGCACACAATTTCACATTGTTCAATAAAATTTGGATCTGCGATTTCATATGGTTCTAAAATAAAGATATCTCCGGCTTTTAAAGTTTTGTTTTGAAGAATCATTTCACCACGTACCAGATAATTTATTTCTGTAACATCCGTGTGATAGTGAAAATCCCACTTTTCTCCTTTCACATGAACTTTATATGAAACTTCAAAATCATTGGTTTTGTAAGCTGTGGGTTCAAAATTGCCTACAAACCAACCACCTATCATATCATGCATACTTAATATCTTCATAATTTATGCTTATTCCAATTGAACTTTTCAAAACCATCGTTAGTAGTTAGGTTTACGGATATAGCTCGATCATTGTCAAACTTATTCAACTTATCATTGATCAATACTCTGACTCCACTAGTAATACCCATTATCAATAAATCCCAACATAATCCCAACGATTTCAATTGTTTTTCAGTGATTTCTCTGGAAGATTCTTTTCTAGCAGTACACAATATGATTTTGTGACCATACGAATCCCATTCATTAAATTTGTCAATCACACCCTTTAAAACTACTGGATCATTTTTGACAACATCGCTATATTTGTGTGAGTGTACCAATATAGTACCGTCTATATCACAAAATATAGTTTTGGGTTTTTCAGTGAAAAACTCTTTGGTTTTAGACTTATAAATAGAAACATCGTATGGTGTACCCAAACAAATATATTCATTCGGATGTATATCGTATATTTTGATCTTCTTTCCTTCTTTGATCAAATAGTTGTATGTTTCTGATACATAACACTCTGTTAACCCACGTGATTCAAACTCAGATATTAATCTAAAAGCACTAGTAACAAAGTCTCTACCATGTTTCCAATAGTGTAACCCGATCAGAGCATTTTTAGAAATTGTAACCTTTTCTTTTATATTATCTATAATACCCAAATCATTAGTTTTTGCGTAACTATGTTTCGGATTTTCCGATTCATGTGTAACTACACATCCATCTAAATCTTCAGATTTTATGAAATTTAAAAAGCATTCTTCATCCCATTCTAGTCTTTGATCACAATTGGTTATTATTAACTCTTCATCATTATTAATATATTCAACTGCTTTTAAACACGTTTCTACAGATCCTCTAGTAACATGATCCAATTGAATTTCAACACTATTTGGTTTTAGTTGTTTAAGTAAGTTGGATAAGATCTTATTATGATCTGCATTTTCATACCTTCTAGTGATGAAAACATACTTTGCATCAAAACCCAATGTTTCAATTGAGTGTTCAATTAACGTTTTTCCATTTACTTCAATAATTGGTTTTGGTAGATCGAACCCCTCTTGTTTAAATCTGGTTCCTAGTCCAGCCATTGGAATTAATACAACCATATAATTAATAACTCTTTAATTTATACGCAGCAGCTAATCCCCAATCAATATCAGTAATACAATGTTTTTCGACATTATATATGCTAGTATCAATAGCATCTACTAATAGTGTAGGGCCTGGATGATAATTCGTATCATGTAATACAACCACACCCCCAACATCTACCAAGTCAGAATACATCCAATCGTTAATTGTATTACCCATAGCATGCCATCCATCTATTAATAGAAGACTACAACCAATAAGTCCTATAGACTTCAAGTAATTTCTTATCGTATTTTGATCCCACGAATTACATTGAATTGTATAAATATTTTCTTCTGGATTATTCAAGAATGATTTATCCATAACGTCAATTCCACAATAAATTCCACTCTTTGGTTTATTTTTTAATAGAATGTTTGTGAATGATTTTTTATCTCTAGCAACACCAATCTCAATAATATTATCTAATTTTATTTTATCAATAATCGATTGTAATGCATTTAGATTACAATGTGAATTTCCGTCAATCAGATCCCATAGATAACTTGGAACTGTATGACAATCTTCGTTGTTGTCTTCTACTTTAAGATATTCCGGCGTGTAAAGTAAACCGGGAACATTTGATTGTATTTTGTAATATAAGCTTTCGTTGATTTTAAACATAGTTAATATAATATATTTTTTATATATCAAATTGATTAAATATAATCAAAAACATGCCAAATATATGACTCGCGAGTTAATGCTATTTTAACAGCAGGTGATGATAAACTTATATTGTTTTCAATCACATACTTATTAAAAATTTCGTGGGTAGTCCATATGTTATATTTTTTGGCTAGATTATAGTAATCAAAGTAAATCTGACTGAATTTTTTCATCGTATTAAATCTGCCATAAAAAAACAATTCGTCTACCCACCCATCAATATATTTGTGATACTCAGTGTTATTGGAATTGTTACGACCAGCTACTGAATTTATAAATTTTTCGTATGATTCTTGATAAACAAATAAATTTTCTGATTTAGAACTATCAATTATATTTTTTTCTGAAAAATTGGTTTTGAATAACACATCCCATCTAGTACGAATGACTAAATCAAATTTGATTTTATTTTTAATTTGAAAACTATCTATCAAACACATTCCTTTATGAAACTTTTGCAAAATTACGGGCATATGATACCAAGTACGATCAATTCTACTCGACTCACAAAATCGATTATAATCTGAATTATCATTCTTATACGACTCACAAAATTGAATAAAATTTTCAGCGTTGTTTATAAACTGCAATGTATGATCATTGTATGACTCCACATCCATAATTTTGAAATTATAATCAGACTTTAATTTATTAAAATCAATATTTTCTTCAAAATTGGTTGTACAGAAAAAATAAATGTTATGATTTTTTAAATTTTCAGTTAAAAATTGTAAGTTTTCTAAAGTATTATGATATGTTCTAATTTTGCCAGTCAATAAAATTGCTATATTCATATTAATATGTGAAAAATTCGTCTGACACAACACTTATATACTTCTGTTTTATACATGATTCAAGACCAGATTCTGAAGTTGTGTATAAGTCATCTGGAGAAATATAAAAATATTCAATTCTATAATCGGCATATGCCACGCTTCTCATTTGATAATATACTTTTATATTGGATTTATCATTTGTTCTAAATTCAATGTAATAAACTTTAGGATCGCTTAGTCTATATAACTGATTTTTTGGTATATATAACTGATTTATGTTTATATCATCTTTGCTAAATTCAACATAAGGGCCTCGTTGACCAATTACCACACGTTGATATTTTGTAGCAATTAATGTTGAATCCTTTGTATATAAAGGAAATCTTCCATTAGAAATCGGAATTTTTAATAAATCTTCGTATTTTTTCATAACAATTTAAAAACTAAAGAACTCTCCTAGAGTAGCGTCAGATTGACTAGGATATGACCAATTCAAAATATTGTAAAAGTCCAATAGTTTACCCTTGAGTTCTTGTTCGTACATAGCATTTCTATCTACATACACATTAATGAAGTCCATGATCTTATCTGGATCAGTACCATCAGCCTTCATAGCAATACATTCACATCCAAACTCATTTTGTTTAATATATACCCATTTAATCTTTTGTCCATGAAAAATTGGAGGAACAACCTTGTCAAGTTCCCAATGTTTCAATAGATCATTGTAAAACAAAGCGGCTTTTGCCTGAGCTGTTGTACCTTTAATATACTTGAATTTATTACGAGTCTTTGGATTATAATCAGTCTTTGACTCACCACCACTCTTGAACTTAACACTAGTATTCTTAGCAATTTCAATGACTGGAGAATTCTTCAACTTATCATCCAAGAACTTTAAAATATTTTCGTCAATGATTTCCTTGGAAGTTTTACGAAGAATATCATCCAAGAATTTCTCCATGAACTTACGAAACTGAATTGGAAATGATGTACGAACTACGTCAATACCTTTTACTTCCATTTCATCACACTCGATACCACCCTTGTTAATGATAAATTGTGCATAACGTTTCTTAGCCAACCAAAAACCAGTCTTGGCAATAACTTCTTGTTTTGCATCAAAACGATGTTTCTGAATGTTAAACATTCTGTCTGCCATAATATCAAAGGTTTTGTTAACATGAGACTGAGCCTCACCACAAACCTTTAGAATAGCATCAGTCATTGCTTTTTCATCGTTGATATCAATCTCTGGCATCGTCTTTTGAATGATAGGTAAAGCGCTAGCAAAACAAGAGTCGGTATCAACATAAATAACATGATCATTATTTTCACTTTCATTTAGTACACGTTTATAGTACTGATTGATTGCTTTATTGGCTGTTTTGATAATATCTTGACCAGTTATGGTAACAGCACTCGCGTTATCCTTGTCATAAAATCTAAAGATCGGTAACCCCAATACACCATAGATTGAATTAAGTAGAACCTTTTGTACTTTTTGACGTTGTTCATAAAACTCATACATTTCCCATTCTTTTACATCCGCATGTTTCTTAGCCAATTTACGCATTTCTTTACGTTCATCGAACCACTTCACTAGAATCTCTGGAATAACTCCATCAACATCTTTGTGATATAATACACCATTACTAGCAATACTTAGTCTAGACTCATTAACCAACTTTTTGAATTTATCATTACTATACACACTACCACCAATGTGATAATTGGAGATACGATTTTGTGTAAACATCTTCGCATTATATTGATTCAATCGTTGTTCAATATAACTATCCAATGGTGTTTGTTTCTGAGTACTATCACTCAGATTGTTATAATCTTCAACCAATTCATCTCGTCTTTCTTTTAGAAATGACTCGTCGAATTCAATCTTGTCAATAACAGCTACTTTAGTCTCTGGACTGATGTTAAGTGAGATGATGATATTCGGATACATTGATGTAAGATCCAAATCAAACACCCAATCATAACGGCCAGGAATAGGAGATTTAACATATGCACCTTCAAATCCCTCTTCTCCGTCTTCTTTTTGACTTTCATATTCTTCATTGCCATCGATGGGTTTGTTTTTAGCTACTTGACCCTTACGACGCAAATACATAAGAATAGCACCCTCAATGAATCGTGAACTCTTTGGGTAACAATCGTATGGTACGTGTCCTTTGTGACAAATAGCTCTAGCTAGTTCAATAAATTGTTTCTTCTTTTCTAACGCTACAATAATTTTAACGTCGTTCAAGTTATATTCAAGATACTTGTTAATATCTTGTTTATACAAATCATCAAGACTACCACGATAGGCAATCTTCTCCATACCAACAACTTTCTTACCAATAGCTCCTAAAGCATAACTAGCCTCTTGTTTGATATTTAGTTTCTTATATAGATCCATATAATCAATATGAGTTACACCGGCGATTACGAGCTTTTTACTCCAATCATTGATATAAGTCACACCAATTGGACTCATACGTTTGGCTTGTGATTGACCAATTATGTTCTTCATTCGACGATACAAATAAGGCATATCGAATTGGTCACTATTCCAACCAGTTACAATAGTTGGTTGGATTTCTTCCCACTTGGTAACAAAGTGAGACAACAAACTTTCTTCATCTGTAAAACTACGAACATCAACGTTGTCTTGAGAAAAATCTTGAAGTTTATTGTCCCGATCTAAAATAAATGCTGTGTATCTTTCAATGGCACTATCGTATATGGCGATTGCTGTGATTTCTTTATCAGCCGTTTCGACATTCGGAAAGCCACCTTCCGAGCTAGTTTCGATATCAAGGTACAAAACTCGGTGCCCAACAGAGAGATCATCGGTGTCTTCATATGCATCTATAAGTATGCGAGTTTCGATGGGAACATCCGATTCAAATAAAGATGGATCTCTTGGATTGAAGGAATAAACCTTCTCCAATTCATCTCCAAAAATACTCTTATACTTACCACCATTACGTTTTCTATAAGCATATGGTCTAAACACAAAATTGGTATAACCCTGTTTATCATCCCAAAGATGACAGGTATTTGTTTTTTTATCGAAAAAGATATTCTGATACATACCCAGTTATCTTACATTCAATTTGCCCATAAGTCCATCATAAACTTGCTGATGTTCGGCTTTAACGTGAACTTTACACTGATTCAACCGATTCATCAACTTTTTGTGGTTGATTGATGTGAATAATACAGGTTCTAATTCTATTTCTTTTAATATTGGGGGATTTACTTTATTTATACAAAACCACAACATTGATAATTCATCTTCAGTCAAAGATTTTAATTGGTCTATCGTCATAACCTCTATATATATGACAAAGAGTTTTATGAAAAATGACGAAGTTAAAAATGTTGTAGAGCATTGTCTATCTCCTGTAATAATCAACAGAAATTATATTCAACAGGTAAAAGAAGAATTTACAATGTTATCATATTTCTTACATTCATTCAAACCACACAATATACTTGAAATAGGATGTAAAGGTGGAACATTCTATATGTTCAACAAATTCTCCACAGGGAAAAAAGTGGGTGTAGATATTGACGATCAATATCAATTCAATATACATCTTTACATGTATAACGAAGATTTTGTTTTTATTAAAGCCAATTCACATTTAGAAGAAACATATCAAAAAGTTAAAAATATATGTGATTCATATGATTTTATATTCATAGATGGAGATCATACATATGATGGTGTAAAACGTGATTTTGAACTATATAAAAGTTTACTGAGTCCCAGAGGTTATATTGGATTTCATGATATAGATCCAAATCACGTATTTAAACAAGCCGCCAATGTACAAGTAGATCAATTCTGGAAAGAATTAAACTATGGAAGTAAAACTGAGATAATTTGTCAACGATCTAATGCACATTACTACATGGGATCTGAAAGAGAACACTATGGTGGTATTGGTTTATGGCAACCCTAACTTAACACCAAAAATATTTGATTTATAATTAATAAAGATTGTATCCTTTAATTTACGTTCAAGGTTTTCAATCTCTTTGATGTGTACTTGTTTTTCTTCATCTTCCACTTCCTTAACACTAAATGAATTGCCAGATGTACTAATTGTACTTTCTCTTGGACTTAATGCTACGTGTGGAGTAATAACCAAATAGTCTCCCTCTTTCAAATCCTTCTTCTTTTTAGACTTGTTATCATAAACGATAGCCTTGCCTTCCACAACATATACATGGGTATACTTTTCACCAGCCTTAATGAATAGTTTAGCCTTATCATACGCAATATTTCCTACACCTGTACCAATAGTACTTGATTTGTCTGATTCAGATACCACATACAACTGACCCAACAAAGAAAAGCTAAACGATGCATCTTTTACTTTAACTACATGTGGTACACTAGAATCACTAGCATATGTAATAACGTCACCATTAAAATAAACAGCACTACCTTCTGATTGTGTAAAAGCAATACGATGTGGTACCATATAACTCACCACACCATTTGTTTCGGTCTTTATACTCAAACCGTTGGTCAATGAAAATGTTATACCTGATACAGCAACCTTATCATTTAACTTATTGTCAACAACTTCTGATACACCCACACTACCACCGAAATCATATAACATAACGTTATTTGCAAGAAGTGAAAGTGAACTTAATAAAATTAATAATATTTTTTTCATATGTTAATAAATAGTTGTTATAAATTGACGAATCTTACTTATGGTATACTATGGAATCTATGGAAGTACAAGAAATAAAAAAGAATCGGGTCAGTTTCAGTCAGTATTCAACTTACTTGAAATGTCCACATAAATGGTATCTTGACTATGCAAAGAACTTGCGTATCAAAGACGATAGCATCCACACCACCTTTGGTACCGCAATTCATCATGCTTTTCAAACATATTTGACTTCCCTATACAATGAAGGTGTAGGTATTGCAGATGCATTGGATGTCAAGAAATTGTTCTTGGATAAATTCAATGAGGAAATTAAAAAGGTAAAAGATCTAAAAGAAGATGATGTGACTGAATTCATATTTGATGGTCATGATATTATTGATGCCTTTTGTAAGTCTGCAAATAGATTAAAACACTTTCCCACCAAAGATTATGACCTAGTAGGTATTGAAATTCCACTGGAGATTCCAATCAAAAATAATGTAAACTTCGTTGGATTCGTAGATATTATCCTCAAAGAAAAGAACCGAGAGTATTACAAGATCATTGACTTTAAAACAAGTAGTAGTGGTTGGAATAGTTACATGAAGGAAGATGAAAGCAAAATCGCTCAACTTCATCTATACAAAAGCGTTTATAGTAAAAAATTCAATGTACCTCTAAATAGCATTGAGGTTGAATTCTTCATCGTTAAACGCAAACTTTATGAAAACGTTAGCTTTCCACAAAGCCGTATTCAAATATTCAGACCACCATCCGGTCCCACTTCTATCAAAGAATCTATCAATAACTTCATTGAATTCTTGAACCATGGATTTAAAGAAGATGGTACTTATAATCTGGAAAATCAATATATCAAGATTCCAGGTAATGCTAAAAAGAATTGCAAATATTGTACTCACTACAAAAAACTTTGCGATGGCAAAGCCAGCAAATAAAAATAATACATTTTCACATATTTACATATGTATATACGTAAATATGTTATGGATCAATTTGTTACAACAGTAAAACTGGACAATGAGTTGTACTCACAATTCAAAGAAATCAACGTTAGAAGCAAAATCTCTTTTCAAGACTTTGTAAATAAATGTCTTGAAAGATATGTTGACGATGCTAACTTTAGAAACGCAATCAGTGAAAGTGTTGTGCAAAAGCTAAGCTTCAATAAGCCATTTCAACTTTCAAACTCCAAGGATAAATAATGAAAAAAAAGATACTATTATTGAGTGACGATCTAAGAATGCATAGTGGTGTAGCCACCATGAGCAGAGAATTAGTTCTAGGTACACTTCACCACTACGATTGGGTTCAAATCGCAGGAGCAATCAAACACCCAGAACAAGGTAAGGTTATTGACATGAAAGAAGCATGCGATAAACTAAATGGTCGTAATGACAATTATCTAAGACTATATCCAGCAGATGGTTATGGTAACGAAGAATTGTTATTTCAACTGATTGCTCATGAAAAGCCAGATGCAATTATGCACTTCACAGACCCACGTTTCTGGGGTTGGTTGTATAATATTGAACATCAAATTCGTGCCAAGATTCCACTAACATATCTAGACATTTGGGACGATCTACCATACCCAATGTGGAACAAACCATTCTACAAGTGTTGTGATGCATTGTTTGCAATTAGTAGACAAACTGATAATATCAATAAGTGGGTACTAGGACCAGAAAATTGTACCAGTATCTATGGTGATTTTGACAACAACGGAAACATTATTAAAGGATAATTTATGCCAGTAAAAGGAAAACATTTATTACATCTAGTACCACATGGTATCAATAGTGACGAATTCAAAGCACTTGACAGCAAACATCAATCTATTGTTAAGTTGAAGAAAGAATATTTCAAAGATAAGGAATATAATTTCGTAGTTGGATTCAACAGCAGAAATGCTCATCGCAAACATCCTGCCAATCTAATTCTAGCATTTAAAGCATTTTGTTCTACACTGACCAAAGAAGAAGCTGCTAAATGTGCATTGTTACTTCATACAGATGAAGTTTGTGAAGCTGGTACTGATCTACCAGCTACTACAAAAGCAATTGCTCCAGAATGCAATGTTATTTTTGATGATAGTCGAAAGACTCCCGAAGAAATGGTTGCTTTCTATAACATCTGTGATGTTGTAGCAAACGTAAGTTCCAATGAAGGATTTGGTCTTAGTATCGCAGAATCATTGATGTGTGAAACCCCAGTTATTGCTGCCGTCACTGGTGGTCTACAAGATCAATTGGGTATTACAGATGATAGTGGTAATCCAGTTGAATTCAATCGTGACTTTGGTACAAATTGTACTGGACGATACAAGAACCATGGCAAGTGGGCTAAGCCAGTTTGGACCAAGGTACACAATATGCAAGGTAGTCCTCCTACACCATACATTTTGGATGACATGACCAATTATAGTGATATTGCAGATGCTATTATGTATTGGTATTTGGCTGTCTCTCAAAAGCGTGAGGAGTGTGGTAAAGAAGGTCGTCGTTGGGCAATGAATGAAGGTGGTATTAATTCAAAGAACATGTGCGATCAGTTTATCAAAGCCATGGACTTTACATTGAATAACTTTAATCCTGTTAATAAGTTTGACTTGTTTACATTCGACGGATACAATACTAAGTCATTACCAGACAATGCTTTGGGATTTGATTTACACAAAATTGACGTTGATAAAATCAAAAAAGAGGTATCTAGTCTATGAAAATTCAAGTACTTAAAAACGAAGTCTATCAAGACGTAGAAGATCTACCCAAGAAAGGTACAGATCGTGCTACTGGTTATGATATAGTTACTACAAGTGAACCCGAGATTGTTGGTGAAACAACAGATAATATCACATATACCAGAGTAGATTATATTCAATATAAAACTAACCTTAAACTAGCTGTTCAGAAAGAACGTGAGTTTAGTAATTTTGGTTATACAGATATTGATCATGATGTATTAGCATTTCCACGTAGTAGTGTTAGCAAGTACAATTTAGTATTGGCTAATTGTATTGGATTGATTGACGCAGATTATCGTGGAGAAGTATTGCTACGTTTCAAGTATATATGGCAACCAGAAGATTATAGAATTACAAAGGATAATCTTTTAGAAGGTATCGTTAATAGCAACAAAATCTACAAAAAAGGTGATAAAGTTTGCCAACTCAAAGCAACCAGAGTAGAAAATATACAGTTTGTTTTGGTAAATGAATTGGATACTACCAACCGAGGTGAAGGTGGTTTTGGAAGCACAGATACCAAAAAAGCTCCAAGTGCGGAAGATGCTAGTAAACATATGACTACAATGGAAGCATTATACAATAAGGTTGGTGGCGTACCTACTCCATCTAAAAAATATACAGAGTTAATGAAAGAAAGGAACTTACAATAATATGAGCAAGCCAGTATGTGTAATTCAGGGACCAGTCTTTAATCGTAGTGGTTATGGAGATTGGGCTACTACAATTGCCAAGAGTCTAATTCGTCAAGATAAATATGACGTAAAGATTCTTCCAACACGTTGGGGTAATTGTCAAACCAAGAGATTTGTAGAAGAACTAAATGATCCAAATGATCAATTACTATTCTCTAAGTTCCTACAAAAGGGATTGGATAAACAGCCAGAGTTATTTATTCAAGTTACCATACCAAATGAGTTTCAAAAGGTTGGTAAGTATAATATTGGTATGACCGCAGGTATTGAAACAACCGCCTGTGCTGGTGAATGGATTGAAGGTGTAAATCGTATGGATCTAACCATCGGTTTGTCAAATCATGTGAAGAAGACCTTTCAAGATACAAAATACAAAAAGAAGCTTGAAAATGGTAGAGAAGAACCTATCGAAGTAAACAAACCTATTGAAGTATGTTTCTGGGGAGCTAATACGGATATCTACAAGAAAACAGACATCATCGAACCAAACGTTGATAGTGCGTTGTCTAAGATTTCAGAAAAACATGCATTTTTGTTTGTTGGTCAATGGACACACCAAGGTTTATACAATGATCGTAAGGATATTGGAAACCTTATCAAAACATTCTGCAACGCTTTCAAAAACTTTGAACCAAACAATAGACCTTGTTTGATTCTAAAGACAAATGGTGCTGGTTACTCAACCGTTGATCGATTTGATACACTAGAAAGAATCAATAAGATTCGTAATAGTGTAAGTCCAAATGCTCCAAGTGTTTATCTACTACATGGTGAATTGAATGACGTTGAAATGAATAGTCTATTCAATCATCCAAAAGTAATTAGTCACGTATCATTTACCCATGGTGAAGGTTTTGGTCATCCCATGTTGTTGTCAACATTGAGTGGTAAACCATTGTTGGCTCCAAACTGGAGTGGTCATTTGGATTATTTGAATCCAGCAAATGCAAATCTATTACCTGGTACTTTGGTTGATGTTGATAAAAAATCAGTCAACGAATGGATTATTAAGGAAAGCAAGTGGTTTAGAGTATCTTATTCACTAGCTGAAGATAAGTTGAAGTATATCTATCAGAATAGAAATAATGATAAAGTTATTCAAAAGGCTGAATATCTACGTGTTGAAAATGCTGAAAAGTTTAGTTTACAGGCGATGGATACAAAGTTGTGGTCTATTATGGACAAATATGTTCCAGAATTTGCCACCGAGAATAAGTTTGTTCTACCCAAATTAAAATCAGTAGGTAGTTCAGTTGCAAGTGCTACTGATAAATTAGTATTACCAAAACTAAAGATGCAATAATATGTTTTTGTCATATCTAGTCACCTGTCATAATGAAACTTCTAGCTTGGATAAATTATTATCCAAGTTGGTACAAAACAGAAAGGATAACCATGAGATTGTTCTTCTTGATGATTATTCAGATAATCCAGAAACTCTGGACATTATACAAAAATATAAAGAACAAACGTCGTTCCATCAACACAGACTAGATCGCAATTACGGAGCACACAAAAACTATGGTATTGAACAATGCAAAGGTAATTGGATATTCCAACTTGATGGAGACGAATATCCAACAGACCTCCTTTTGGAAAATATAGATGCGGTATTGGAATCCAATAACAACAACGAAGTACTTTGGTTACCAAGACTAAATTACTTTGCTGGAGTTACTGAGTTAGATGTAAAGACTTGGGGTTGGAATTATCAAGATGGTATGATAAACTATCCAGATTACCAATCCCGCATCTATAGAAATCTTTCACATATTCGATATCAACGTCGTTTACATGAAAAGGTTGAAGGATTTAAAACTTATACATTTGTTCCTCCTCAAAAAGATTATGCAATTGTTCATGAGAAAACTATTGAGAAACAAAGACAAACTAACTTGAACTACAACAAAATGTTTACAGACGAAGAAAACCGAGGTTATAACGTAAAATGAACGTTGGTATCAAAAATAAATGGTTGGGTTGGGAAGAACTTCCAAATATAAAAGAAGGAAGATGTACAGATGTATTTTTGAATACTATGTATGATATAGTATCGACTATTAAACCAAAGACTATATTAGAAATAGGATTCAATGGTGGACACTCAGCCTGTTGTTTTTTGAATGCAAGTCCAACTGCAAAAATGTATACATTTGATATATGTCGGTGGGGAATTGAAGAAAAAGCCGAGTCTGTTTTAAAAAGACATTTTGATATAAATCTCATAAAAGGAAATTCTGTCCAAACCATTCCAGAGTTTTTATCTAAAAACAAATTATTGTTTGATTTAATATTAATAGACGGATGTCACGATTATGATGTTGTTGTGTCAGATATAAAAAATACAATGAATTTGTTAAATAACGATGGTATATTGGTAGTTGATGACTTACATATGGGTGGTGTTTACAATGCGGTTATAGATACAAAGTTAGAAAAATTGTATGATTCTAAACTAATAGATATAGACATTATAAGCGATATTAAAATTAATAATCCAAGTCAGTTATGTAACTATACTGGTGATGTAAAGATAGAAAAACAAAAATTTAAAATTCTACGTAGACCTTTTATGATTTTTAAAAATGGAAAGATACAATAATATGACAAACAAAGAGTTAAGAGCCAAATACGGAGACTTTACAAAGCACGATTACTACACGTATCCAGATCATTTCTTTAGCCCAAAGGATGATTTTACCCTAAACATTCCTGTTTGGAGTAGTTACTTCACCAGATTTCTTGATCAAGAGAATCTACTGTTCTTAGAAATTGGTACTGGTCATGGCAGATCTTCAGTGTGGATGTTGGAAAATGTTTTAACTCAACCAAACTCAAGAATCATTACTGTTGATATAGAAGATGTACGTAAGTACAAAAAAGGAGACTTATCATTTGACTTTGGCGATTCTTTATCGTTAACATTAACCCAGAATCTGCAACCTTATATTGATAAAAATAAGTGCGAGTTTTATGTCACTGACTCCAAAGAGTTTTTACGTAAATTGTATGGTGGTACCTTGGAATCTAAGTTTCTTGGTAGCGATCCTAAGAACGTATTTGACTTCATCTATCTTGATGGATGTCACGAACCAGATTATGTTATGCATGAAGCCGCAATTAGTTTTGAATTGTTAAAGAAAGGCGGATTTATTTTATTCGATGATTATGGTTGGGGTAAATGCAGATATGGTATTGAAGCATTCTTAGAGTGTTATAAAGGTAAATACAACCTATTGATTAAGGAATGGCAGGTATTAATTGAAAAAGTATGATAAAGATTAATAGTTTTGACGAGTTTAAAAATGTGATGAATAATCACAAAAGTTTTACTGTAAGAAGAGGCAACGACGGATTTGGTTCTCAAATGTATGCGTCTATTATAGGTTATTGTATATCAAAACAAATTGATAAACCATATTACTATTCAAGTCTATCGCCAATATCATTGGTTGCTGTTTCATTACAAGGAAACTCTACAGAAAAAGCAAATAATGTATTAAGTAAAATGATGAAAAATCTCAACATCAATCACGTTGAGAATAATTCGGATGGGTGTTTAAGTATACAACTTCCATATGGTTGTACAAACGAACAAACATTCTCAGATAAAACCTTATCAGATCTACATAATAGCTGGCCATTGCCAAAACCATCTTATTTCGGAAGTGATCATGTTATAAGCATTCATATTCGTAGAGGATTAGATATCATTAAAAAAGATAAACATCGTTTTTCAAGATGGGTTGAAGACCCAAACTTTTACAAGGACATGGTTTATAAATTGTTAACAAAATATCCAAAATCTAAAATTCATATTTTCTGTTGGGGAGAGTGTGGTTTAGAAGATATAAAAAATGATAATTTAATAATTCATAATTCGGATGGAAATAACTTCATAGAAGACTTTAACGCGTTTGTACACTCAGATATGTTAATTGTAGCCGGAAGCACATTTAGTGTAAGTGCCGCATTCTTTAATAAAAACACAATATTGTGTTCCAGTAAAATTCTAAAATTTAGTTCTCTCGCAAAAGAAAAATGTTATTCATCACCATTTCCAGAAATTTGGGAACGAAATTATAATTCAATACTTACGTAATGAAAATCCAAATATTAGAACTAGAAAAGCATCGTAACGAAACCACATTTAGACCATATCTAAGTGCAATACAAACATTTAATGAATATGGTATTGAATTCGTAAATGAAAACCCAGACATGTATTGGGTTGGCCAAGCATCTGTTGTAAATAAAAAAGTATCTCTTCAAGAATCAATTGATAACGGATGTAAATTTCTAGAAAAATTAGATGCACCCTATGTTTTATTTGACGGACAAGATTCATCATCATTGATGGGTGTTTGGGATGTTTTTAGCAAAGTACCAGGCTTTAAACTATCAAAAAATGTTGTATTGAAAGATTATTCAACTTATACCAAGAAGTTTCCAAATGGTAGATGGTTTTGGGGTGAAAATGACAATGGATATAGTGTACCATCTACTGACCTAGAATTATTGAATGAACGATTGGTACATAGTGGCACAAATTGGTTAAATACATTTGGTAACAAGATGGAGTTTGCCAATATCAATAAAAACAAAAAGTATGATGTTGCAGTGTTGATTGGTCTATGTCCAGAGAACTATGAACATGGTAATCGTGTGGATGAATATTACAATGGTCCTCGTAGAAAACTATTTGAAGAAGTCAAGAAACTTGATTGTAATGTAATTACCACCGAAGTTACTGGTAAGTTAGACAAACAAAAATACATGCAAACTCTATATGATAGCAAACTTTGTATATCTCCATTTGGTTATGGAGAAGTAAATATCAGAGAAGTTGAATGTATTGTCGTTGGTACTCCAACTATAAAACCAAATATTGAGTGTGTAAAGAGTACTCCTTTTATTTACGGAGAGGATTTTACATTGAATTGTAAAAATGATTTTTCTGATTTAAAAGATGTGGTAAATTTTGCACTATCAAATTATGATCACTCAATAAATTTATTGAATAATCAACGAGAAGTATTTTATCATAAATCGTCTGACAATTATATTGTAAACCACGTAATTAAGAATATTTTAACCTAATGAAATTATCAAAGAAATATGTTATTGGTACTCATGTCATGTTCTATGAGATAGAGATGTATAAAGAATTCATCGACGGACTTATCAATTTAATTGAACCAGTGGAAAACAAAGAAAACATACATCTTCAATTTTGTTTCAACACATCACAATATTTTGAAAAAATAGATACATCTAAAATTGATTTACACCAGTTGTATGATAAGTTCTATAATGGTATACAAAGACTTAAAGATATTGATGTACCCGAACGAAATATCATGGTTGTGTTAAAGACTGACAACGATCCTATTTACAATGTAGCTGATTATAGAAGAGATTTAAACTACAATTATTGTACCCGAGTTGATTATATCATGTGGGGTGAAACCGATAGTTTCTTTCCAAAAGAAGCATTTGCAGCAATCGAAAGTATTGCACAATATGGTTCTAATGCAAATATCCACAAGTATTTGATTAGTTTTGCTGATCGTAAAATGTGGGACGATTCATGGCGTGCTACAGAACATGTTGATTATGAAAATGTTAAATTTATTGATACACCTGAACAAGTAAATAATAAGAATTATGCCAAGTCTCAGTTAACAATTGAAGAAATGAATGCGGTTAATTCAAAAACAACTAATTTCGACATTCTTACTTTATCACAACCCAAGATAGATGGTAGCTGTTTGGTGCTTTCCTCTGACTTAATCAAGTCCGGTGTGAATCTACCACATAGTTTGTTGTTATACGGAGATGATTCTAGTATTGGTGTTATTGCCAAACAGATCATGGGAGACAAGTTCATTCAGATCGTTGTAAAGAATCTACTAAAGGTTCACGCTAGAAGACATCCAAACAAAAGATTGTATATTCTAAACGAAGATAACCCAAGAGGATTTTGTGGTGATAAAAAAGGCAAGTGGTCAAATATATTAGATCAACATTCTAAATTCAATCTACACAATATAATTAACTCACAAAATAAATTCTTTACCTTTAACGATGTGTTTGATAAAATTAAAAGCGTATGACTATAGATGAAATCCTAAATTTAGTGCCAGATAAGTTTGAACATAAAACTACTACTTCCAAGAAGTTTAAACGTGATGTGTTTACATTCTTCAATAAACCCGAGTTTAAAAACAAAACTGCTTTGGAAATTGGATCCAATTTGGGTTATACCACTTTTATTTTAAGTTACCTATTTAACCAAGTATATGGAATCAATGAAAAGGAATTTGACAAGGCAGATGAGTTTTGCAAACGAAATGGTAGAACCAACGTCAAGTTCTTTGGTCAAGATGTATACAAATATGGGCTTCCTGTTGATACTGCCGATGTAATTATGGTGGATGCTCTCCACACCTATGATGCCGTCCAAATAGACGTATATAACGCCTTAAAGTTAAAATCAGACGGTAAGAAGTACTTCATCTTTGACGATGTAGGTGCTTATCCAGAAATTATCAACTCACTCAATGATCTTTTTGACAAAAATGTCATTAAACCAATTGTCAAGATTGGTCATAGTGATGAAGAAAAGTTCACCAGACCACTACATGATTGGGAAGGAGTAATTTGTATTGAAGTATGAACATTTGTTTTATTAGTCAAAATGGTCATAGTGGAAAACTACCAAGAAATTTTGTAAATTGCAGAACAGAGTTTGCTTGGCAAATTGCTTTAAATGCCGATCACTACAATTTCCAAGAGTGGTTTTCTTATACCAATGATAAAAGTTATGACCTAATCGTTGTAATTCCACCCAAAAAACTTGAAATAATTGACACAAACTTATTATTAAAAAGTGTCAAGAAATGGGGTAAAAAAGTAACTGTAATGCAAGAAGGTCCAGCTTGGTACTATCAAGACTATAATTATATTAATCAAGTTAATTATATTAACTTTCTAAGTGAGATGGATTTCTTGTTGGTTCATAACAAAAGCGATATTCCATATTTCAAGGGTATATTTAATAAACCTTCATTCAATCTACAATCTCTTATGATTGAAGATACTATCAAAGATGTACCCCGTGAAAACAACAAGATGCCTATTATCGGTGGTAACTTTTGTAGTTGGTATGGTGGTATAGATAGTTACTTTGTAGCGCAAGTATTCAACAAACCCATCTTTATACCAAGTATGGGTCGTAAAATAGAAAACGAAGATCAATTTCCTAGTTTACATCATTTACCATACATGATGTGGAATGAATGGATTAAAGCACTCGCTAATTTTAATGTGGGTATACATTTGATGCGTACTCACGCAGCTGGTACTTTTGCTCTCAATTGTGCATATCTAGGTATACCATGTATTGGATATAAAGGATTAGATACACAACAAATATTACACCCAGAGTTATCTGTGGATATTGGTGATATTGAACAAGCAAAAAAGCTAGCAAATAAACTTAAAGACGACATTTCTTTTTATAATTCGTGTTCACAACAATCTAGAGAATTATATCAAATATATTATACAGAACAAAAGTGGTTAGATAATTGGAAAACAATATATGAGCAAATCAAAAACTAAAATTGGTATCGTTGGTTATGGATATGTAGGAAAAGCATTTCATGCGTTTTTCAAAGACCATTATGAGGTTGTAATTCGTGATCCACTTTATCCAAACTCTGTATCCAAGGAAGAAATTAATCAATGTGAATTGGGTGTGGTTTGTGTACCAACCCCATCAAATACTGATGGTAGTTGTGATACAAGTATTGTTGAAGAATCTGTATCATGGATGACCAATCCTATTATTCTCATCAAGTCAACTATTGAAATTGGTACAACTCGTAAGTTGATTGAAAAGTATAACAAGAAGATTGTATTTAGTCCAGAGTTTGCTGGTGAGTCCAAATATTGGACTCCACAAGGTTTTACAACTGATGTTAAACAAACCCCATTCTTTATTTTTGGTTCAGATGATAAATCAGTTGGACATAGATTGGTTGACATTTATATGCCAATCACTGGACCAAGCAAAACATATCGTGTCACAGATAGTATTAGTGCAGAAATCACCAAGTATGTAGAAAACACTTACTTCGCAATGAAGGTTGCGTTTGTAAATGAACTATATGATTTGTGCGAGAAGAGTGGTACTCATTGGAGTGAAGTACGTGATCTATGGTTGTTAGATCCAAGAACCAACAAGTCTCACACAGCTGTATTTGCTAATGAACGTGGTTTTGGTGGCAAGTGTTTACCAAAAGATACAAAGGCTATGGTTGGATATGGTGATAAACTTGGTGTGGATCTATCCATCTTGAAGACCGTATTAAAGAGTAACGAACAAATGGTAAAACGAAATGGCTAAGAATTGTATATTAATGGTCGCTATTGAGGATGAATTGTCTAAACATTCTCATAAAACTTATTTTGAACACACCATCAATAGTTGGCAATATTATTGTGACAAGCATAATATTGACTTTTATGTAATCAGAAGCAAAAGACCAGACGTTAAGTATAGTGTTTGGCACAAAGAATTTGTATTTGACTACGTAGGAGATAGTTATGAAAAAATAGGTGTGGTTGACTTTGATACAATGATCAAGTGGGATGCTCCTAACATCTTTGATTTATACGACGATGAATTCTGCGGTGTATTGGATAATGTTTCGATTCAGTGGATTGATAAAAGTCTAAAGGCTTTTAGATCTTCATTTGAAGAGTTGTCTGATGTTCCCATGACATTATCTCAATATATTAATGGTGGAGTATTATTCTTTCATAAATCACACAAACCATTTTTTGAAAAGCTCAAGAATTTTTATTTGACCAACAAAGACAAAATGGATAACTGGAGTGTTCCAGGTGTTGGTAAAGAACAATCCATCTTGAATTTGTTCTTGGTTAAAGAAGGTATCAAAAGAAAAACACTTCCATATTGTTGGAATACGGTTGGCATGATAAAAAAAGGAATGCTTTGGCATAATGATAAGTTGGATGATAAAACCACATTTTTATTTAAGTATGGTTATATCTGGCACTTTACAGGTTTTCCTATTCAAGACAGAAACAATTTAATCAATGATGTTTGGAACAATATAAATCAATTCTACAAATGAAAAATGTCATTTTAATACCAGCCGTTGTTTCTTCTAACAACGAAAAGAAGCTTCGTAATACTCCACTGATTAATAAAATTTACGAATATAGCATAAATAGTTGGAAGCATTTTGCTAAAAAACATGATTGTCAAGTTGTTGTACTTGACGAACCATTGATGGATACCAATGTTACTAGTTTGGCGTGGCAACGTTATTATGCGTTGGACTTGTTGGAACAAAGCAATATTAAGTATAATCAAGTATTGATCGTTGATGCAGACACTATTGTACATCCAAATTGTCCTAACTTCTTTGAAATGACCAACAACAAATATACAGGTGTACATGATGGTGTTGTATATGAATGGGTTATTCGTAGTACAGAGTGTTATAGCAAGTTATTATTTAATGATTATAAGTTAGATATTTGGAAGTATATCAATGGTGGATTTCAAATATTCAATGAATCACATAAAGAACATTTAGATTATCTCAAGCAATTTTATCTTGAAAATCGTGAACGCATCTATCAATTAGAATCCACAATCAAGTTGGGTACAGATCAAACACCAATGAATTTCTTACTACAAATGAGAAACATTGATGTAAACATCTTACCATATGAGTATAACATGATGGGATTATTTCTAACTGAAGGATTGACTGATGATTTGGTGTTTACAGATTATGGTTGGGTTTATCATTTTAATGGCATTCCCGATACTAGTTATGGTACAAAGGTTGAACACTATATGAACAAAACCTATAAGAAGTTATATACATAATTATGAATTATACTATTTGCACCGTCGTTAATGACATATATTGGGATTTTTTATATTATTTTACAAAATCGGCTCTTGAAAAGTGTAACGGCATGACCGAACTAATTGTATTATATACTGGTGAAAATTTCAAAGAAGATCCGATCTTCAATAACAACCGAGTTAAAATTGCCAAATACCATGGATCTATTACTACAAAAAATATATGGGATGAGGGATGGCAAAAAAATATTGATCTTAAAACTCAGTTCTTACGTGACTTAGCTACTAAAAAGGACAATCCTATATTTTTAATAGACGTTGATTGTTACTTTTTACATGAGTTTATTGATGTCATAGATATGACCAAAGATATAGCTGTTACGAAACGTGTACATACGTCTCCATATATAGCATCGTTCGTTGGTTTAATTAAACCAAAGGCTTGTTTAGAATTTATTGATGTTTGGAGAGACAACATGAGTAAAATACCAACTGTACCAAGAGAAACTACGGCTTTGGTTCGTACAATTCCGTCAATGAAAGATAAAATCTTAATACAAGAAATCCCAGAAACAACAATCAATTGTATTAATTTTCAGTCAACTCCGCCTGAAGCAAGAATTTTACATTTTAAAGGACATAAAATTGGGGATGCTGTGCAATTGTTGAACCACAGACTAAATAGTCTAAAATCGATTCTCTAATGTGTAGCTTTTATTTTAGTAATCAATATCTCGGTAATCTGGAAGAACTAAACAAGTTTTTGAAACCTAGAGGGCCAGACTATACCAATGTGATAAAAGTTGAAAATTATACTTTAATTCATAATTTATTAAGTTTAACAGGTCAATTTACATCACAACCTCTCGATAAAAATAACATTTATGTGTTGTTTAATGGAGAAATTTATAATTTCAAAGACTTTGATTCAAATGCAAAGTGTGATAGTGAAGTTATTATAGATCTGTATCAGAAGTATGGTCCAGAGTTTACTAGTAAATTAGATGGTGAATATGCCATTTTGATCTTGGATTTGAATACCAAACGAATCATCTTTTCATCAGATACATTCAGAACCAAACCACTATTTTATAGTATTGATGATAAATCTATCTCAGTTTCTACATATACCACTCCTATTTTATTATCAAATTTTAAACGAGCAAATAAAGTGGAAGCAAATACAACTTATATCTATGATATTAGATCTGGTCAGTTGTCAACTAGAACCATAACCAATTTTAATTTAGATCAGTACAAACCAAATGTAGATAGTTGGATATATAAGTTTGACAAGGCTATAGAAAAAAGAACAAAGTTTTCTGCGGACAAAAAATTTTTTATTGGACTTAGTAGTGGATATGATAGTGGCATCATAAGTTGTGCATTGAATAAAACAGGCATAGATTACAAAGCTTATAGTGTAGCTGCATCGGAAAATATAGATATAATTAATCAAAGATTCAAATTAATTAAAAATGCCGAATTAATTAATTTAAAAAAGAACGAATACGAATACTACTCATCTACACTATTTGGTAATAAATGTGAGGATTTTATATCTGAGGATTTAGGTACAAATATACGATCTGATAAAGCGTGTTATGGATTGGCTCACATTTGTACATTGGCTCAAAAAGATGGTAGAAAAATATACATCTCTGGTCAAGGTGCTGATGAGATCATTTCAGACTATGGTATGAACGGCAATAAAATCTATGGCCATAGTACATTTGGTGGTAAGTTCCCATCTAATCTAAAATCCGTGTTTCCTTGGAGAAACTTCTTTAAAGGTACCCAAGAACTTTATATTTCTAAAGAAGAATATGTTGCTGGTTCATTTGGTATTGAATCTAGATATCCATTCTTGGATTTAGAGTTGGTCCAAGAGTATTTGAATTTGTCGTCTGACGTAAAAAATAAAAAGTATAAGCATGTGATCCACGAATATTTATTGGAAAACAATTTTCCGTTTGAACAAAATAAAAAAATTGGGTTTCAAGCAAATAAAAATTTATTATGAAAACAAGAGGTTCGTGGAACGCCACGTATGAAAATATGCGTTATACTTATGATCTAAACAAAAATAGTATTGTACTAGACTTTGGTGGTTTTACAGGCGGATTTGCTGAAAATATTGCATCTAAATATGGATGTAGAGTTTATGTTTATGAAGCGGTAAATCGTTATTATCAACAAATTGTTAAAAAGAAAAACCCAAATTTGATTCCATTTAATTGTGGCGTAAGTACGATGAATGGAACAACGCACATTCACGTATGTGACGAAGGTAGTTCAATCAGAGAGTATGCTGAACAAAAGAAAAAGAATGATAAAAATGATTCGTATCAACGTAATGTTGCTAAATATGCACATGAACCACTTGAAAAAATTGTTATTCGTGATGTAGTTCAAATACTAAATGAATATGATCATGTTGATTTATTAAAAATTAATATTGAGGGAATAGAATATGAAATATTACCGCATATAATTAATAGTGGTTATATAAATAAGATAAAACATCTTCAAATTCAGTTTCATGACTTTGTAAACAATAGCGATGTACTACACACAAATATAACATCTGAATTAAAAAAGAGTCATAATTTGGTATTTGAAAGCATGTGGAATTGGTCATTTTTTACTAAAAAATAATATGAATTTTGAAGACTTCGTTAAACAAATAGATACAATGTCAGAAAATGATCAGTTTTCCTTTGGATTAAACTGGATCGATTATGTTAAATCAAAACTTACAGATGATATCATACACACTCACATGTCAAATCTGTCAAGCTACTATAAAGATTATGATTTTACGGATAAATCGGTGTTAGATATTGGGTGTGGATCCGGTCTTTCATCTCTATCGTTTAATCTACTTGGTTGTAAACAAGTGGATTCTATTGATGTAGATACAAATTCAGTAGAAGCTTGTAATCTAACCAAAGAAAAGTTTTTTCATAAGTTGGTTTCAAATCATAATTGGAATATTAAACATCAATCTATATTGAATGATGTATATGTAAAAACTTCTAAAAAGTATGATATTGTTTATTCCTGGGGCGTTTTACACCACACCGGAGATATGTGGAAAGCTATCAAAAATGCAACATCTATGGTAAATGATAATGGCATTCTTCATTTGGCTCTTTATATCAGTGGTGATAGATATATGGATGATTTAAAATTAAAAGTATGTTATAATGCAAATAAAGATGATATAAAGAAAAGAATGATATACGACTGGTTGAACTATCATTATATTTCCCGTGGAATAGATATTAATTCCATCAATAGCCGAGGTATGAATAAATACAACGATTGTATAGACTGGCTGGGTGGTTATCCATACGAAGTATGTGATCCAGATATTCTGGATTGTTATTTAAAAGAACATCATTTTGAAAAATTATTCTATAAAGGTGCAAACCAGGGAGGAAATTTCATATGCTTGTATAAAAAAAGCAAAGAAAAGTACAAAAGTTTAAATACATCTTTACAAAAGTCAAATCTATTAATTAAACGCAGTTGATATATGCCTTATATAACAACAGGTGGTGGTGGGATTGGTAATCAGATAAAAAAGTTTATCTCAGCAATTAGGTTGCATCCAGAATCAAAAGCACACTTACCATATTTTGAAAATATTTTTAGAAACCAGTCTATATGTATCAAAGATACTAGTATAAAATATATTCCTATCAATACGTGGAGAATTATTGTTTTAAAATCAGATACAGAAATTCCTGACAATTTTTGTCGTGTAACCCTAAAAAATCAGGATTTTGATCATTGTGACGAGTTTGGTAGAAACATTGATTTTGAATATCTAAGAATACCGATATCATTTAGATTGAAAATAGTAAAATTAATCGGACAAAATCTTCGTCCTAATGCGATAATTGAACACAAAGTAAATGAATTTGTTAAAAACCACGGAAACTATAGTTCTGTTCATATTCGAAGTTTTAACGCAGATAATTTTGTCAATGATAAATCATCAAGACACGCATCTACAAGAAATAAAACATGGATAGATCATGGCCGTCAACGATGTATTGATTATATTAATAATTTATCAGACAAAAAAATATTTATATCAACTGACTCTCAATCTGAGTCGGATATTATAAAAAAATCATGTCCAAACAAAACTTTTATTAATTACATTGAAAAAAACTCACGAAGAACATTTGAAGACGATTTCACAGATATGATGTTATTATCTAAAGGAAATCATATGATACTCAATTCTGTGAGTACTTTTTCAGAATTAGCATGGTATTTTGGTGGATGTAACGAAAATATTCATATATGTTAAATTATAATAATGCTGTAATAGTGATAATGGATGGTGGATTGGGAAATAAATTTAATGGATTATTTCAAGGAATATATTTTTCAAATTTTTATCATAAAGATTTAGTTGTAAATAATGTAAGAAATCGATCTACAGATTTTGACTTAAGATTATTGTTTGATTTTAATTTTACATATATTGAAAACACAATCACCGAGTTAGATAAAAAATTAGAACCATCTATACCATTATACGCACACCGAAAAGATTTAAAATACAACAGACAGGTATTTTTAAATCAACCTACCGGCAAAGATTCAACATTCTTATTATTAAATGATAGACTTAGTGTTACCCCGGAAGATCTAAAATCTTGTTATAGTCGTTTAAAAATTAATTCTACAATCAAAGATAAAGTTAATAAATTTGTATCTGATAATAATATTGACAACAATACTTTGGGTCTTCACATCCGTGCTTCTGATTTTCCATCAAGAGACGAAAATATTCATTACGCATATAACTTCATTAAAAATAATCCAACAAAACGTATTTTTATATGTACAGATGAAAAAGCAGTTGAAGACTTTTTAAAACCCAATAAAAATTTAGTATTTTACAATAAATCACATTACACAGAAAAACAAAATCCAGCAGCTGGTTGGAATGGTCAGGTAATAGATAGTGATAATAGACGTTGGAACTATAATGCGTCTAGAAATGAATTTTCAATTATAGAAGCATTTATAGAGATGTTGATATTGTCTAAAACAAACATGTATGGAAATAGTAGAAGTACATTTTTAGGTTGGTCAACAAGATTCAAAGAAAGCGGTTTAATATGAATATAGAAGAACTAAGAAAACTAGAACGAGATAAGTATGAATCTATTTATGTAGATAAAGATCAACACTATAGAAAAAGAAATGATTCTAGAGGATATGGCCGAGGACATTTTGGAAAAAACATAATCCCACACATTTTGAGCTTAAAACCCACATCAGTTTTAGACATAGGATGTGGATTTGGATACTTCTGTAATGATGTACAAAAGTCAGGTATTGAAAAAGTATATGGTATGGACATTGCTTCAGTAAAAACCGGCAATGTTATCAATAATCCAAACATCCAATTTATAGATGGTGAATCACATCATATTCCTTTTGAAAATAACTCTATTGATATAATAACATCATTTGATTGTTTAGAACACTGCTTAGAAAACGATATAGATGTAATTTTTGCAGAAATGAACCGAGTTGTTAAAAATAGATGTGTGTTTTCTATTACATATAGACAATCAGGTGAAGATACAAATGGGGTAATACTTCATATGACAGTTAAACCAGAAAGTTGGTGGATTGAGAAATTAAATAAACTATTCACCGTGGAGAAATCGGGTGGTTATCTGATATGTATTAAAAGATGAAAATTAGTTTTATTTTACCAAGTAGATATATATTAATATGCGGCCAATTGAATCTTCTACAAAATTAAAAAAGTGTAAAAATTGTGGTTTGATCATGGAAAAATCAAAAACCATGAGTTGGAACACATACCAAACAAAAAAGAAATATTGTTCTAAGAATTGTGGTACTATTTTTCAATTTCGTAATGGAATGCCTAACACACACAAACAAAAAATTTCCGATTCTCTAAAAGGCAGACAACCTTGGAATTTTAAAAACGCAACTATAAAAAAATGCATATATTGCGGAAACTCCTATAAGGCGGTTGGTAAACGAAAATATACTGGAAAGTATTGTAGTATGTTATGTAGAACTAAACACGCATATATCAACGAAGATATAAATAAAATCAATTATTATAAAAAAGTTTGGAAAATAACCGAATCACAGCCTTTACATTTGTTAGATGGTTATAATCGTTGTAAAAGAACACGAGTTGATATAGATAAAAATGCTTTTCACATCGATCATATAAAACCAATAATATATGGTTATAAAAATAATATACCTCCCGAAGAAATAGGAAATATCAACAATTTACGTTTTATATCAGCCGTAGAAAATCACAAAAAAAGTAAAAACATTAAATTATGAATATTAGTCTGGTTATACCCGCAAGAAACAATCTAAAATACTTGAAGTGGTGTTACGAATCACTACGTTCAAATTTAAGTCACAAAGAACACGAAGTATGCGTTGCAGATGACGCTAGTAGTGACGGAACATGGGATTGGTGTCAAGAAATGATTAAATCAGATCCATGTTTCAGAGCCATCCGTAATGATGGACCAGCTAGAAAGGGTATGACCGAACTATATAACACATTAGTCCAAGATGTGGCTACCAACGATGTTGTTATGATTTATCACGCCGACATGTATATTTCAAAGAACGCAGATCTATTAATTGAAAAACATCTCAAACCACAGACCGTTGTATGTTTGACTCGTATAGAACCACCACTTCATCCCGGTGGACCAGAAAAGATCGTTCAAGACTTTGGTATGGAACCAGAGAACTTTAAAAAACAAGCGTTTGACAAGTGGATGGTTGACACAAAATTATCTCGCAAAGAAAAGGTTACAGAAGGTGTGTTTGCTCCATGGGCAATTTATAAGGAAGACTTTAATAAGATAGGTGGACATGATTTGTTGTTTGCACCAACCTCCAAAGAAGACAGCGATATATTCAATAGATTTTTATTGAGTGGATACAAGTTTATCCAACTATGGGAAGCTTGTGTCTATCACTTAACTTGTAGAGGTAGTAGATTCAATCCAACCATTACTTCAATCGGAAAGGATAGTGAAGAGTGGCAAAATCAAAACGTCAAGAGTGCCAGAAACTTTATTCGTAAATGGGGTCACTTTGTAAAGCACAATGATACAATGAAACCAATCGTTCCAAATAGATATGACGTTGGTTTTGTAGTCATGAATATTGATGAATATAAACTGCTTCTATTAGAACCTTGGTGTGATACCATCTATTCTGATGCACCATATGAACGTTATATGAACGTAGAACAAAAAAATACACGCATTGACATTTCAAAGAAACTAAAAAGTCTAGAGGATCAACGTACAAACGATGTATTAGTTGAGTTTGATGCTACAAAGTTGACCAATAAATCTTTTGAGTTTTTCAATATGATCCAATTAATGTTGGAAGATAGTGGTCAGATTGGTATCATGGAATATGATATTTTCAAGATCAAAGTTAATAAATTGATTGATTATAAAAATAATCTGATCGATACAAACAATGATTGGTATAAAAAGAAACTATTAATTAAACAAACACTATGAACTTAACAGATTTTAATATTCCCTTAATCTTCTGGATATCATTTATAATGGTGGTGTGGTTTGAAAGTGATATTGTCCAAACCATTGCAAATCTAACCAATACACGAAACTTGTTGAAGATAAACGAGTTTTATAAATACAAAATGGAAGTTGATGTGATGTCTAATTATCCAGATTTTCTACATAGTATATATCCGGGTTACTTTACTAAATTAGTATCTTGTCCAATTTGTTTATGCTTTTGGTCAACACTAATAACATCTAATCTGTTAGTATATAGTGTTGGTTATAGTCAAATATATGGTTTGTTGATATTTCCTATTAATTATATATCTAGTTTAACTATTTATTTAATTATTAAGAAGTTGTTATGACGATTAGTAGCTATCAGCAATTTTTCAATTCTATCAAAGGTAAAAATCTTCCAATAGAAGGTCAATTATCTAATTGTATTACTTTGTTAAATAACATCTGTAGTTGTAAGAAACAACAAAAGGCTAATAAATCAGAAGAATGTAATGTGTTGTACATTACATTCATCAAGACACAATCAGACGCTTATATCAATCTATTTAGAACCATGACTACCGATGAGTATATTGTCTTCAATCATAACTCTCATCATGAAATCAAGCGTATAAAGTTAAGATAAATTGTTTAACACTTTGATTTCAATCAAAGCATCGGTTACGATTTTTACAATAGTTGCATTCTTTGTAATATCCCCACCTTGATTTGACACATCTTCCCATTCAATCTTTAGATCAGCACGCTTTCTAACCTTTGGATCGTTAATTAGCTCATGTTCATTTGGTGCAGTTTGATAAACCTTGGTTTGTTTATTTTTGCTAAATCTCTTGCCTTGAGGCATAGGAGACATTACATACTTGGTTACATGAATCAACTTACCACCTTGTTTGTTTTGAAGCCAAGCACATTCATCTTCAATATAGTGATCGTATCGTATATCAGTGATAAATACCACATCTACATTTGATTTGCCAAGACGTTGTTCAACCTTTTGAGTCCAATATTTACCCTCAGTAATTTTACGCATTACATCGCCATAGGCAACCAATAGTGGTCTGATAATGTTTTTCTCTTCGGTATTTTCTGTAAATACATCAATACCAGTTTTTGCATGAATCAAATCTTTGAGATCGCTTTTGAGTTCATAAGCCAAAGCAAACCTCTCTGTTTTGAGACCATGTTGTTTTAATACTTCTTGTGCTACGGTTGTAAATAAATCTTTACCACTACGAGCAACTCCTGATATGCCAATTAATTTCATATTATTCAAATAACTTTTCCGTTTCTTTTTCAGAATAACCATGTGATTTGATCAACTCAATCAATTTGGTTAAACCTTCTTCGTGTGAAATAAGTATGTTGTAATAATCTGTAGCATCCTTAGTTCCCACATTAAAATATGAGCAAAGACAATTAAGTATTGTTTCATTAACTAACTTCTTGCTACTCTTGATATATGGACTAAATCCATAACTCTTTGGTAAAGCGTTAATTAAGAGTTTATAGAATTGTTTTTCAGGCAATACCTCAAAGTATTTTGATACATATGAGATTTCCTCAATAATTGTTTTGTCCATACTAAGTACACGTAAAATCATGTACTTACTAAATGTCTTTCTGTCAGATTCACTCAATGAGTCATAATAATCAGGATCTTGTGTTTGTCGAATATGTTTTACATGGTCAAACAAACCTTTAACCTTTATTGTTTCTTCCGCTGTTTTCTTTTTTGATTTCATTACTATGAATTCTAACCCTACGTTTTAATTCCTCAAGATCTTTTACCATCTTGATTCGTTCAGCCGAAAGAATCTCCAATATCTCAACCATATTGGTTTGCAAGTCATCAAACCTTTGTACTAGTTTGTATGTGATAACAATCGATGCAATAGAAAATGTGGTTGCCACCATTAGTAGCAACCACATAATAACATCGTTAGATGTTGTTTGGTTCATTACTTGGTAGCGGTCTTAGCGGAAGTAACAGACTTAGCAGAGGCGGTAGAAGTAGGGGTGTAACCAGCATTCAAGACTTCACGTAGAGCCTTAATCTGACGACCATCTAGATCAACACGGGTCTTACCAGAGCGAATGGTTAGACGAGCAGCCTTCTTAGCCTTTGGCATTGGGGTTGAGAGATATAGTTCAACACCAGTGGAGTTGTGGCCTACGAAGTTAGTCTTATTACGAGCGTTTGTACGAGTATACATATTATGTTTTTCTTTCTTTTTTATTTGTTTATTTTTTCGTTTCGTTAGTTCATCACCAACTTGAAATTACTTTACACTATTGTTTCTGTTTCGTCAACAACTTTTTCAATCAAAGTTTAAATTCTTTTTCAAATCGTTCCAAAGCATAATCCTTAGCCTTGAACTCAAATTCAAAGTCCACATCTAGATCAACATATTCAGTTGGCAACTCACGTACATAATCACCATGCGCACGTGGATTTTTGTTGGTCAAGTCATTATCACTAAAATGAAACAATGATCGATTAGGCCATGTTGATTTGGCAAGCATCACCGCATCTTTGGCAGACAACTTGCCTGGGTTACAACGATGGTGCAAATTATCATAAGTAATTGGAATGCCAGTCTTGGTGTAAATAAAGTCATAAAGCTGTTGTACATTCCAGCTATTAGGCTTGTCTTCGTTTTCCAAAACCAACCGAGATTTTACATTGATTGGTAAATTATTGTAGACGTTGATGAATCGATTTGCAATTTCTTGCAGGTCACCTTTGTAACAATTCATATGAATGTTTATAGGAGCATCATATGATTGTGGAAGACCAAACAAGTCCATCATGGTAGCATGGTTGGTTAGTTCAACAATAGATTTAGCCGATACACTTGGATTGCCACTAGCAGGTACCACAAATTGATCGGGATGTGTACTGCACCGAACATTGTACTTTTTGATAATATCAGATGCAATCTTGAATTCTTGTAGAATAAGATTATAATCTGGAAGTACATTGAGTGAAAGATTAGCTTCTGGAAGTGTAGCTAGTGGAAACAAATCGCTACTAATACGATAGTTCCAATTATTTTTACCGCAGAACTCAATAGTTTTACGTGTAACAATTACATTATTAAGTGTACGTTTAGATACAATTGATAACGCTTCTTTGCGTTCTAACGCAAGAAATCTAGTTTTGGTCATGGTGTTAGCTTTAACACCTTGTTCTTGAAGTTTGAGGGAGATGCAACACAATGATTTTTTCATTGTATTCAATATAACACGATTTTATAAATTGTCAATCTTAAACAGATCCGGTAATACAACAATCTATACCACACACTGGACTGAAATAACCAGTAAAGGTCCAGTTTTTTTCATCGTTCTTACTGGTCTTTTGCCAAGTAGCATATTTGTTTACACCTTGTGATAGAATATATTCATATTGATTTGTTAAGTCAACATATTCATCACTTAAACTAACAAAGTCACTGCTATCATTTTTACGATAAAAGATTTTGTTCTTATACTTTGTTAATAACTCACCTTGTTCACCTGTAAATATATCGGTAGGACTATTATCAATCTGAGCAGTACTTCTGGCGGTTTGCGCAAAATTAGCAATCTTTTGAATAAATCTTTGGAATCTATCTGAGAATGTATAATTTGAATTATCGTTGTTACTCGCCATATTTACTATAATAAATAGTAAATGTCTACCTTCCCACCTCACTAAAATAGTTATTTTTAGCAGTTTGATAGTCCATTCCAATCATTTGATTATAATAAAGAATATCGTCCTTTAGTCTATTTTCAGCTTTCAAAGTCTGATATCTGGCTATAGCTTTGGCCTTCCACCATTCCAAAATAGCCTTTTCTGTATATAATGGATTGAATATTAACTTACTTTCATCAATCTTACTGCATAGAAAGTCTTTGGTGTTCTTATATGGACAAGCATAATATGTACCCCGTTCAAATCCATGTACATATGTGCTTTGTTTGATACCCAACTCTGAGAAAATCATACCAATAACTCTAGCTTTTGCTCCAGTTACAGGCCCACTTACACCTTCACGTTGAGTCATAGCCTTCTGATATTTCTCTGATTTATTATCCTTGATCCAATCATGCCATACTTTGTAAATTGAATCATCTGGTTTAATAGACATTTTACCAGCACTAGTACCACATTTGTGCCACCACTTTAGACTATTATACATACTATAACTGCCATAGAGGCTGGTTGTAGTGATTCCAACTAAAAGCTGGTTATATAGAGCCTGCCATGCGTTCCTGACCGTCTCTGCCGTGACTAGAGCTGCAATTAACTTACCACCCAAGAAATTATATCCAAACGGCTGGGTACTCATGATACAACTACCAATAGCACTGTGAGCCAATCGTTTGTTTTTTAACTTATCATTTGGAGTCCAACCAATGTATTTGTCTCGGTCTGTAATAGTAATAACATCACTAGACATACTAATGACACCCAAATATCTTGGGTTATCCATATTACCATCTGTAATTAGAAACTTAACAAATCTACCTGGCGTTTGAGCAAACTCCATTGTATGAACAAAGGTTCTAAGCATCAACCAATCGTTCTCTAGAACTTTATTGTTTACATGTACAACGGTAGGATTTAGTTCTTGGATCTCTTTGATAGTCAATGACTCATTGTGAATATCAGTTGGAGTCCAAATCTTGGCTTTTGCCTGAGCTGCTCTAGAAGAATAGTTATTGAGGCTTTGAACTTCAATCCATTTCTTATAGAAGGTTTGTTCTTCTACACTCATAGACTTCAAAAAGTCTAGGTTCTCAATCAACTTCTGTTTATTGACATTATAATCAAATGCCTCAACCCCGAAAAATTCTTGTAGTGCGTCCATATTTATATATATCCTATCATGAAGTACAAAAAGATCAATCCAAAAGAAGATACATTCTACATATTCGAAATATCAAGTATCAAGTATGCAATTTATGATAGTGCATTTGATGAACCAATATATCACGGTAGTTGGAACATGGTAGAAGGTATCATAAAGAATATAAAAAAACATGCCAAGAGTGCAAATATTCTTTATTATGTAAAAGATAAAAGCGGACCCTTATTAATGAGTCCGCTTTGGTCACATAAAGGTGAGTAATTAAGCAGTCACCTTATCGGTTGAAACATTCTCAACAACAACTGGAGTTGTTTCTACAACTTTATTATCAATCTTGATAACATTGACATTTAGACCATCCTTGATAATACATCCACGATTCTTTGCCTCAATAATATGTTGATCATTAATTGGAGTACAAGCAAGAACCACACGGGGACGACCCTTGCCATTGTGTAGATATCCTACCTCACCAACCTGGCCATTATCAATGGCCTTCTTAAGTCGAACTCGCAAAGTAATATTTACGAATTCAGGATTTGCATTGTTTAGTTCTTCAATAGAAAACACGTTAGTTGGCCATGTTACTACTAGGTTTGTCTTGTTCTTACGATCTGTCTTTTTCATTTTCTATCCTTGTTTTATTGTTATACTGCGATTTAATAAAAGTTTAACACAAATATATTATTTGTCAACACTTTCCAACATCTTTTTATTAAGAGTGGAAACGATTTGATTTAGATTATTGAAGTTAATAAAATTACTATCTTTACCATACATAACTTTAAAGTTATCACGATGAACATTAGCATAAGAATTATTTTCATATTCTGTAATATAATATGAAATAACCTTATATCCAGCAGACGTAATCTTACTTACCTGTTTACGAGTGTGTTGTGCAGCAGCAGTACCACTATAGCTATATGATCCATTTGTTGATGAAATCATAAAGCATGGTTCTCCATCACTAATATTGATAAAGTAGTTATCACTTTCAACATCACACTTCGTAATGTGTTTCATAATTGCCTCATAACATAGACCTTCAGGAGTTGATCCAGATGGAACGATATAAGGAAATAGATTTTTAATCTTACTAAACTTATCTTTGCGAGAATCATATGCGATTACAACATAAGGATTCTTGCCATATGTGGATCTAATACTAATAGATACATTAATATTATCCAACATAGAAGCAGCCTTAGCAATAGTGGTACACAATTTGATTGTGTTTAACCATTTAACACCACCCATACTAGAACTGCCATCCAATGTAATGTGAAAGTTCATTTTCTTGTACTTATGTACTGCCGTAGTATAAAAAATATTTTCTACATCCGCACCAAGTTCATGAAGAATTCGTTTGTCAATCTTACCAATCTGACGACGGCTAAACTTATCAATATTCACTTCATTACGAAACTGAATACGTTTAGCAAGTTTGACTCCCATCACAATTCCCAAGTTAACGTAGTTAGCTACATCGTCGTTGTATAAAGCACGGGTATCAACACTAGTACGACTATAATAGTCATGACCCTTGATTTTCTTCAATACGAATTCAGAAGAATCCATCAGTTCACGGGTCAAATTCTTTACCACAATGCACTCAATAGCACCAACGCCACCATAGTTGCGAATATAGTCTTGAGCTACATCTGTAATTTCAACCTGACTTTTTTCTAGTACATCAAGCAAAGTCTTTTCTTTCTTAGTAACTTTCTTCTTGGAAATTTTTCCATTTAGAAAATCCTTCTGTTTAGAAAAAGCCTTAGCAATCTTACCTTGTTTAGTCTTGCTTACTTTTGGATCACTTCCAATTTCTTTTGTTACATCGGATTCTGACTTTACAGAAGTTGTATCACCTCCGAGGATATCATCCAAACTGCTAGATGCGTTTCCAGTATCATTAGATGATTCCGTTCCACCTATAGTGGTATTACTATCACCATCTTGTGATTCTTCTTCAACACCTTCTCCAGAGTCAGATCCAGATCCAACTGATTGTTCAGTTGTCTTTTTAGATGCTTCTGTGATATTAGAAAAAACAATCTCAGCGATCTTAAAAGACAACGCGTAACGACTAGCTGATGTGTCCAAACGTGAGATGTTTGTCAAATCAATAAGTTTAGCAACATCATACAATCCAGGCAAAGCTCTTAGATCAGTATTAAGATTTGTTAGATTGATAATACGATATGAGTATGAATCTGGAGTTGTAGTACGATATAGCTGACTCTTTAGTCCATCATCAATGACTTTATTGTTGAAGTACTTATCGTATAAAGATTCGTAATATCCACGATAACCAGGAGCAGACTTGTAAATACTATAATCGATGTATCGATCTTCGATGTAATTGAAAATCATCTTACAAAACTCTGCCACCTCTTGCTTTGAAATATTCAAAGGTTCGGTGAGGTTGTAAATACTACGGGGTACATTGACATTTATATTCTTGTACAACTCCATGTCACTATAAACAATGTGACTAGCTTCATGTAGTGCCAATCCTACGGCAACATCGAAGTTATCCTTCTCATGTACGTCACTACCAATATATACAACCTCACCATCAGTGCAACTCACATTACTATCATTAAACATCACCGGAATAGACTTACCAGTAAGAATAGTGACATAATTTGAAATTGCACGACGAGCAGACGACAACCGAATGAGATCAGCGGTTGACTCTGTTTCAGAGGATGAAACATCTACCATATCGGAATCATCGCTGAAATCCCATTCAATATCGTAGTCTTTATACCAAAAGTCGCTGTAATTGCTCATATTAGTTGTCGTCTGTTATTTTGTTGTTTATTTATTAAAAAGGAGGTTGTTCTGTCTTTAGAGGATCAGCAAACAACGTTTCCTTTGCATTGGTCTTTACATACTTCTGCACCAACTGACGTAGATAAGTGCGCTCACTATCAACGCCACCATCGTCGTTAAAATTAGGATATATCGTAGTCTCTGCAATTTCAAGTAAATTAAATCCATCCACGATCAATTCTGCGATTTCCACAGTGCTACGGGTTGGAATAAAGTTGGTCAACTTGCTATCTTCTTGCTTGACCTGCTTGCGTGTATGATCGGCAATTTCACAAACAGCCTTCAGAATGTCCAACTGATCTACATCAGTTAGGTTGAATCGATTCTTGAGTAGATTAAACTCAGTGTCCTTGTCAAGAGGATTCATCTCAATCTTTACAGGAAAACGTGATAGAAGAGCACGATCCATAACACGGGTAGCGGTGTACTCATTACCAACGTTTGCGGTAGCAATAAATGTTACACCATCAGCAACCTTGACCACTTCGTTGTCTTCCTTTTCATCCAAACGAAGATAACGTTGTAGATCATCTAGAACCGTCATTAGAATATTTACACCATCGTGGTGAGCACGGCTAATTTCATCAAGAAGAATAACAGCATTTGGAGTCTTGATAGCCTTAATAAAGGAAGACTCCTTAAACAATGTGCCAGTGTTCTTATCAAAATGAGTATTACCAATCAAAGCACTACGAGCATCTTGCGTAGCACCAAGGTTGAAATAGAAAAACTTTTCTTCCTTGTTTAGGACGTTAGCAATGGTTTGTGCAGCAAGCGTCTTGCCACATCCGGTGGGGCCAAGAAGTAGAATATTCTTGCCACGAATAGCGGAACGTACCATGTACTTCCACTTAACATCATCCATAATCAATGAAGATGGACGAAGGTTGATACAAGTATTGAGATATGACTTGATATCAAAATTAGTTGCGGTTGTCAGATTAGCGGTGTTTTTCGAATTTTTCATATTGAATGTCTCTTAACTACAATCAGTCTACCACCACTTTTTTGAATGTCAACGGTCGAAATAAAAAAACACAAATCAATCCAAGGCTTGTTTTTCTAATACTTATTTATATGAATAATGGTGTTTTAGTTGTTGGTCAAATATACGCAAAAACTGAGGATGACCTCCACATTTATGAAAATTGTATAAGACAGTTAAAAAAGTTGGAGTGTAAAATTATGATAGCCGATAGTTCGGTTTGTCAAACAAAATTTGATTATATAAATCTGTGTGATTATTATTTATATGACAAAGAAAATAGGTTATTTGAAAATCATAAATATGAAAATTATTATATTAACCACTATGTGATGTCTGATAATGTTAAATTAAATTATCCATGCATTAATCATCCAACACATGAATTAAATATTTTATATACTATAGCAAAAACTTTTAATTTAGCTAAAACCATTGGTTATAAATACATACTCAGACTTGAATGTGATGCTATTATCACAGATGAACATATTAGTCTAATCACAAATAAAATAATGGAGTGTGTATCTTTGAATAAAAAAGCGGTATTGTCAACGTTGGATAATTCCGTAAGTACAGAATATGTATCTACCAACATTTTATTTTGTGATATAAATTGGTTTTTATCAAAAGTTGGAAATGTAAGAACTGAAAATGAATGGCTTGATTTCGTCAAAAATAACAACTTATCTGACGATTTATTGGAAATAACACTTGGTAAAATTTTAAAAACAAATGTGGATGATTATATTACATTTGATAACCAATTAAAAATTACATATTTAAAAGGATTGAGATACAAGGAAACTAGACGATTTATTGATTCGTATCTATATATTGATTTTTTTAAGAACTCAGATGGTCAGGTATTTTTTGCGGTTAATAATTCAAATTATGATAAATTTCCAGATAAGCTTGCTATCTATCAATACACCCCAACCAGATCTTTAGGAAATGAAATAAAAAACCCACTCAAAAGTACTGCGTGGGTTTTGATTGAAAATGATATTATAAATGTTGAAATTGAAATTGATAATCAAATCATTACATTATCACGGGAAGATGTCTTTTCTACAAAGAACATAATTGAATTTTATTAATGATGGTGGTGATGATAGTGATGTACTGGACGGCCCCATGCTCCATGTACAACTACCACTGGTTGTGGTTGTACATATACAACCGGAGCAGGTTGATAATACACCACAGGTGCAGGTTGTACTACTACAGGCTGTGCATAAACCACTGGTTGAGGTTGTACATATACAACTTGTGTTGGAGGATTTACAATTCGATCAATAACGTGAATTACTGCAACTCCGGTCAATACTTTACCAACCGTAGCCCATTCTCTATCACCAGCAAATGTTTGGGAAGCTAGAGTTGCGCCCAATGCTGCGATAGTAATCAATTTTTTCATATGTATCCTTTTTTTAGATATACTTTTATAGTATATCAAAAGTATAAAGATGTCAATTATTTCTTTTTGGCTTTACCACCCTTGGTATATTTAATAACTAACTTCTGTAAATTCTTTGGTAGAGTTGGTGGTGTATAACTTGGTTTTGGACTCTTGTGTTGAACTTGAGTTTCAAACTTACCAACCGCACGCATTGGTTGGTCTGGATTATCTTTCTCATCGTTCATGTTCTTGGCTTTAATACTCTTGACAACCTTGTTGTTCTTTTCTGGATCAACTAGATTTTGTTCTTCAGCTGCTTTATCGGCCTTCTTACCACCTTCTTTATCTTTGCTATTATCTACATTACGTTCGTAAGCAGCATCTACGTAGTTTAAATCTTTAGAGTTTAGTTTTTCTTTAACAAACTTCTTGAGTTCTTCGTAACGAAGATATAACTTTTTGGTTCTGTCTGAGGCATCTTTGAAGTATTGAACGTCAAAAATATCTTGAGTAATTGGTCTTAGGCTGAAATGATGTGGTTCACACTCACAGATGTTATAATTACCTGCATCATCACATACAATAGGCTTTTTGATGTCTTTTGATAGATTTTCCATCATTTCAGCCCAAGACTTTTGTACTTCCGTTAACTTTTCTTCGATGGTTTCACGGATTATTTTCTTTAAAGATTGTTTTAATTTATCGTTCATATAGCATGCCTATCTTATAAATATAGGATCAGTTAAATAAACGAATAAATTAATTACAACTTAAAGTCATCGAATGCACCCTCTGTAATGGTATTATCGATACCTTTTACATAACTACTCAATTCAGTTTCTTGAGGAGCTACTTGTAGTTTCTTACTATCATAGTAACTATCCAACCATCCAGCTAATGGATTGGTTTTGGTACTAGGATATAATTTCTTATATCCAATGTTTGATAGTCTGTTATTAGCCAACCACTCAATGTATTGTTTTAAACTTTCAGCGGTCAATCCAATCAAACTTCCTTTGCTAAATAGATAATCGGCCCAATCCTTTTCAGCATTAACTGCCATTTCATAAGCAGCATAAACCTTATCTTCGTTCTTTTTGACAATATCTTGGAATCCTTCATCAGGATTGTTGATCCAATTCTTCATGATGTTCTGAGTAATAGCTACGTGAAGATTTTCATCTCTACTGATAAACTTAATAATCTTACTATTACCCTCCATCTTTCCACGATATCCAAAGTAAAAACTACAAGCAAATGATACGTAGAAGATCAACCCTTCAGTAATCTGAGTTGCCAATACAGCATCAAACAATTGTTGTTTAACATCATCTGATGGAGTTAGTAGTTCATCATACTTCTTACTGATTGCAGTAGCTCTCTTAACAATTTCTTGGTCTTCCAAAACACTATCAAAGAACTTGGTAGCATCTGGATAAACATTGTTTAGAATGTATGTGTAACTATTACTATGAATAGTTTCAAAAAAACTCCATGCGTTCATGCAAATTTCCAATTCACTATTTGTTACATGTTTCATAAGTTCATGAATACTACGACTCAACATACTATCAGTCATAGTTTGAAACTTAAGGTTACTATCAAATACGAATCGTTCTTCTGGTGAAAGATTCTTGTAATCACTGATGTCTTTGACAAGAGAAACTTCCTGCGGTCTCCAGAAGAAATTTAATTGTTGATCATACAAATCATAGAATTTAGGATACTTGATCAAGTCATATCGTTGTAATGATAGATCTTCTCCAAAAAACATTGGATTTCTTAACTGGTCTATATTTTTCTTATTTAATACCGTTTTCATTTTATCCTCCTATTATAGAGCACAAGCTCCGCTTTCACAACCGGATTCTTGTACTACTGGTTGTTTTATTTCCGTCTTTTTTTCATCCATGGCGGTTTGTTTGTCGCCATCATCAGTATTAGCATAATACAAATTCTTCAATCCATACTTGTAGGCCAATAACATATCCTTAATTACTTCTTGAACAGGAACTTTATTCTTCTCATAACGGGATGGGATATAGTAAGTATTTGTACTAATACTCATATCTGTAAATTTTTGAATAGCAGCAGCTACCTTCAAATAACCTTCATTGCTTGGCATATCAAAAGCAAATGTATAATTTTCCTTGTACTTATCAATGCCAGGTACTACTACAGGCAAAATATTGCTCTTGCTACCCTTGAAGCTAATAGCACTACGTGGTGGTTCAATACCATTGGTACTGCTTTGAATTACTGAACTTGATTCTACAGGCATACATGCGGTGAGTGTACTATGACGCATTCCGTGTTTTCTAACTTCTTCACGTAAATCCTCCCAATCACAATGTAGAGGTTCGGTGATAAATTCATCAACGTCTCTCTTATAAGTATCAATTGGCAATACTCCTTGACTGAACTTAGTACGATCAAACTTTTCACACTTACCAAACTCTTTAGCCATTTCAACGCTAGCCTTGATTAGATAGTAACTAGTCTTTTCCATCCACTTGGCAACAAAGTTAGGAGCATCTTTATCCCAATACTTCAATCCTTCTTTAGCCAATAAAGCAGCCAAGTTACTTACACCTACACCAAGACTACGACGTTTCTTAGCAAAGTTTTCTGCGGCTGGTACGAAATAATCTTGATGTTCAATCAAAGCATCCAACATTCTAACAATAATGTCACATACACTTTCCATTTCTTCATCATCTTTGATCTCCAACCAATTCAATGCGGCCAAGATACAAACACCAATTTCACCATTCTTATCGTTTACATCAGTGATTGGAATCAATGGATGATTAACTTCAAGACATAGATTACTTGTATCTACTTGGTCTAACCAACTACCATGTTCATTTGCATGATCCACGAACATTGTATAAATACGTCCAGTTTCAAGACGTTCTTTGGCAAGTAGTCCCATCAATTCACGAGCAGGTACCTTCTTCTTGAACTTAATGTTCTTGTTTTCTTCAGCCTTTTCATACTTTTCCTTGAATCCTTCCAAACCAAAGGTATTCCACAGTGAAGGACATTCATGATAACTGAATAATGTTACATCTTGATTCTTCAAGAAACGTTCAAAGATTAGTTTATCCAAACCAATACAATAATCTAGCTTACGTACACGATTATCGTCCGTACCTTGATTGTTCTTTAGTACAAGAATATCTAGAATATCATAGTGGAACCAAGCAAAGTTGACGGTGGCACTACCCCCTCTAATTCCGTTTTGGTGACAACTCTTTACGGTAGATTCAAATGCTTTAGCAAATGGAATTGGTCCGGTATGCATTACTTCACCATTACGAATTGGAGCATTAGTAGCACGTAGTCTTGATAGATTCAATCCAATACCATAACGACTTGCAGTAGCAAATCCAACTGCACTATTGTTACTGAAGATACTACGTAGATCATCATCGACCGTGAATAGTGAACATGAAGCATAACTCTTCATTACCGTTCTTACTCCAGCCATAATTGGCGTAGGTAGATTAATCTTGTGTTTACTAAAATAGTTATATGCTTTCTTGACATAATCCAATCGACCTTCTTTATAGTCTTTGAAAAAAGTCATTGCGATCAACATATACGCAAACTGAGGAGTTTCGTAAATCTTCTTGGTAGCACGATTTTGTACTAGATATTTATCACACAATTGTTTGATACCAGCATACGTAAAGTTAAAATCACGATCATGCTTTAGATATTCATCTAGTTTATCAAACTCTTGTTTACTATACCAGTTCAGAATTTCTTCATCATAAACTAATGAGTCAATATTAGTTTTTACTAGATCATATAGTTTTGGTGGATTTTTACCTCCCCAAACTTCTTTACGAAGTTGATAATTCATCAATCGTGAAGCAACATATTGATAATTTGGCTTTTCTTCACTAATCAAATTAGCAGACGCTTCAATCAACATCTTGTGAATATCTTTTGAATTCATGCCATCAAAGAATGACAAGTGTGCATTCATTGCGACTTCTTCAAAACCAACACCTTTGATTTCATCTGTGGCCCATTGTAAAACCTTATTGATTTTATCTGCGTTAAACTTTTCTGTCTTGCCACTGCGCTTCTTAATAAAAATTTCTTTGTTCATAAAATATATTGGTAAAAGATAACTATCCTTCAATAGTCTCTTTGATCCATGTTGTGACTAACTTTTTTAAGTTTTTTTTGATACTTTTTTTATAGTCACAACTATGAATTATTCGTCTCCATCCTCAGAACTGCTATGAGCGTTCCACTTATTCTTCAATAATTTCTTGACTTGGTTCTCACCATTCATCATTTCATTTTGAAGTGCCAATCCTTCTCTTGAAGATTCGCTGAATATTTCAATCTGACCACATCCAGCGTTCATCTTACTTGGGAAGGTTAAACCATCTGGTCCGAATCGATTCTTAATGATATGGAATCGTGCAGTATTACTAACTTTATCGTTAACCTTACGGCTTAGTGACATAACGAAGTCAGCGGTCATAATCTTACGATATGAATCAGAAATGTTATTTGCCTGAATAATATCTTCATCCATAGCAGCACGATTACTTTGTGAAGCACTCCAAATAGGAACTTGCAATTCACCAGCTACACCACGTAGCTCTTCATAAATACCACCAGCTTCTTGATAGCTGTTACTATTACGATCACTATTAATTGGACGAAGAATATCTGCGTAATCAACAATAATCATATCCACCTTGGTACCCAACATGGCCAATCGTTCACAATGAGCTTTCAAGCTGTGAGCTGATACGGTCTTGATTGGAAAGTACTTGATGATTAATTTACCAGGCACTTGTGCAATCTTTTCACGAACTGTTGAGATGTTGTTACGAATATTTTGGAAATCAATTCCAGTGAAGCAAGCATCATATCGTAGACCAACATAGTTTTCATTCAACTCTAGAGTAAAGTGAACTACATTTTTACCTTGTTTCATAGCCTCGGCACCTAGTTTACATAGTACCCAGCTTTTACCACTACCAGCACAAGCTGTAATAATTCCAAGTTCGCCAGGTCCAAGACCACCATCCATCAAACCATCAATAACTTCCCACTTGGTATTGATAGAGCTACGAGCCATTACGGTCATACGTTTCTCAACGTCTTCGCCATAGTCATGACCAATATTACGTTCCATACCAGCTTTTAGTGCTTCATCAAACTTGGTCTTGATCTTTTCATACTGACCAATCTTCAAATAGTCAACGCTTTCCATGATGGCATTCTTTAGCTTCTGATTGATACAGAATTCAAGGAACTCTTCCTTGATGAACTTTAGATCGCCGTCATTCATCTTTTGATAAATTGACTTTAGATTATCTACGATACTCTTTTTAAGAACCTCGTTTGTAACTACTTCCAATTTGACCTTAAACACATTGAGTGTTGGTAGATCACGATATTCGTTGAAGTACTTAATACTTTCCTTGACAATCCATTGGTGAGCATCACTTTCAAAGAAGTCTGCTTCTACAATGTCACTAATACGTTCAATGAATGGTCTATCGGATACAAGACCTGAGATACACTTAACTTGAAACTCACTTCCAAACTTCTTCAAGTTGTCAATAATATGCTTTTCGCTCATGATATATTCTTTCTATGTTTTGTTAATACGACACCCTTAGTCTACACCGATGTGTGTAGAATCCAACTTATTTTATAAACTATCGATCTTACAATACGAAACTATTGAGTTTGCCCCAAGTTTCATTCAACCATACCATATAGTTTGGTAGGTTATTCCACATTTTATCCTCAGTGATAAGTCTGCTGAATGTCATCTTATCAATCTTAGGAACTTGTTTTTTAATTATCTCCTCAATTCTTAACTGCGTAAATGATTGAATGCTTGTAGCTTTTAATTGCATCAATTCATAATTACGTTCAATTAGGAGTTTGTTATCTAGTACACGTTCGTAAATTTTATACTTACCCTTGTAATTTTCAGAGTAATTATAGATCTCTTGCAATGTTACTTGTTTGTCGTCAGCCAAAAATGGATATGCCTGAAGAACTCGCTTTATTCCAACGCCATCAATGCCAGGAATGTTATCACTAACGTCTCCCTCCAAGACTCTGTAGAAGATAAAGTTATTGCATGTAATACCATATTCATCTACAATTTCTTTGCACCCAAAGATTTTCTTCTTGACAGGACTCCAGATCTTTACTCTTTCGCTTGCCAATTGTAAAAAGTCTTTGTCTGTAGACATGATAGTTACGTTGCTGTCCTTGAACGTATCTTCAGCCAAATATGCAATGGTATCGTCAGCTTCAATATTATCAATAGCCATTACAGTTACTGGTAATACTTCAAGATAACTAACCAAACGCATCAATTCGATTTGAAGATTTTTCTGTTCAAGTTCAGATGAACTTAATTCTTCATATGTTCTATTGAACTTTATTTTTGTCTTACGTCCCTTTTTGTAATCGGGATAAATCTTACGACGTTTTTGTGAACCACCTGATCCATCAAATACGACAATTACTCTAGTTGGATTAATTAATTTAATAGCATAACCAATACTCTTGAGGAAGCCAGCAATTCCTCCGGTATGCATTCCATCATCATTCATCGATGGCACAGCCATAAACGAACGAATGAAAGTATTTAATCCATCGACTAAGAGGATGTCGGAGTTAGTAGTTTTTTGAATACCACTATCACCGACACCCCCTTTTACGTTCTCAAAAAGAGAGAACAGTCTTTGTTTTTCACTGGAAGTGAATCCACTCATTATTCTTCGCCAGCATCGCCTTCGTCTGTAGATACTTGTGCATCTTCAACGATTTGGCTGTTTGGATCTTTGTACTTCATGATACATGCATCACAAATCTTCAAGTAAATTTCTTCCTTTAGATTTGGATCTGATTGTAATGTTGAAATGAAATCCTTTGATTGGAATCTCCATTCAGTACCATCAGACTTTTGATACGTGTAATATGCACCACCCTGTTTTACAAGATTAGCATCTTTCATAACTTTAATCCAACTACTAAAGTCGGCAATTCCGCTGTCATAATAGATATCAAATGCAGCCTGACGTTGTGGTGGACCCATACGATTCTTAATCACAACGGCTTTACACTCGTTACCAATGACAACTTCACCCTTCTTTAGTTTGCCTGTATTGTTCAAACGTACACGAACACTGCAATGATAAGCTAGAGCCTTACCACCACTTACTACATACTTGTCACCAAATGCCATAGCATTTAGATTTTGACGTAACTGATTAGTAAAGATCAACAATACCTTTTGACGACCAATCATGTTGGTAATCTTACGCATTGCTTTGCTAATAATAATTGACTTACCAGTAGCATAACCATCCTTACCATGATCACTTTCTAGTTCTGCTTTTGTAGAAGCAGCTGCGACAGAATCAACAATAATTGTTAATAGCAAATCTGGATAATCCTTACGGATAAACGTAATTGCTTTTTCAATTCTGTCGAAGATATCTTCTACAGTCTCAGCTTGAGAATACATTAACTTGCTTTTAGCCAAGTCAACTCCCAAACTCTTCCAGAATTCTCTGGATTCAGAGTTTTCTGTGTCAATGAATAGTGCTTTACCACCCTTTCGTTGAGTATCTGCAACAATGTGCGCACAGACCAAACTTTTTCCAGTTCCTTCAAGGCCTGTTAATTCAACGATACGTCCCACTGGCAAACCGCCGTGAGGACGATTACTAATCGCTAAATCAAGCATTGATGAACCAGTGCTTACCCAATCACTAATTGTTGATGGATCTTCTTGTTCATCCAAAAAGAACGCAACTTTACCACCTTCTTTATTGGATTTATTGAGTTCATCTGCCAATCTTTCTAGCAGATCATCTTTTTCTGTTGTTTTCTTTGCCATAACGTATATAACTAGAAAGCCGGTGGGGTATAAAAACTCCACCGGCTTATTTTTATTTTTTAGGAGTTAAACAAATCATCAAATGCCTTGTTAACATCATCACTTGATCCAGCCTTAGCTTTAACTGCGGTTGGAGATGCTGTTACAGCGGCCTTTGGTGCTGTTGCGGTCTTAGCTGCGGTTGGAAACGGAGCTTCATCATCTGAGTCCGTTGCTGTAGCTGTTACAGCAGGATCAGCAGCGGTTTCGTCAGGATTCAACCACTTATCCATAACATCCTTGAGTTCTTCATAGGATAGTTCTGGGAATAGATCCATAATGTTAACTTGAGACTTGAGAGCATCAAGTAGACTTGAATTGGTTGGATCTACAGCAACACTTGTATTTGGTTTAACACGAATGTTGGTTTCTGGGAAACTCTTGCCTGATTCATCACCAGTCTTGAATTCCACAACAATGTCACGACCTGATGTGAGATCGGTAATATCACCGAAGTCAGGATCGCTGATGATGCTTAGAAGCTCTTGATAGACTTGCTTTCCAAATCCCCAGAACTTTACACCTTCTCCTTCTTCACCACGAACGATGACAGGAGCGAATGTACGCATCTTGGGTTCCATCTTCTTACCCATCTTCCACTCTTCCTTATCGCCGGTCTTCTTCAAACGATTTGAAAACTCAACGATTGGATCTGGACGACCAAAACTATCTGGACTCAAATAACTCTTACCATTTAGGTTATAGTGAAACTTAAGTTCGATAAATGGATTCTCAGGGGAATACTTGTAAGGTACAATACGAACAACTTGCTTACCAGGCTTTGGCTTCCAAATTAGGTTGGATTTCTGGTTTGTGTTTGAAAGTGAGTTCAAACGGCTCTTTAGCTTACTAATGTCTAGTCCCATAATTATTTATTTATTAATTGTTTAATTGATAATTAGTTAATTCTTAATTCACTTAAATCAAGATGTAACCAACTTGAATCACTCTATACTAGGTACAAAGCAATGTCAAGCGTCATGTAATATATATCAAATAGAAACGATATTAAATAATTTTAATGGAACGATTTTAACCCCGATTTCATTGATTAAAATGATACTATCTTTGTATAAATCCCAACTCAATTGAAAGTTTTTATCGAACACACCATTGTTCTCATCAGCAATTAATTTATTCATCGCATTAAGAGTATACAGAGTGTTTGTTTGTTTTTTTCTATGCACACCAATTGTACCGGGATACTTTAATTTGTTATTAAAGTCCTTGACAATATTGAAAGTCAAATATATTTCCCGAAGATTCTTTTCATTAGCAAAAACAAATATACGATTATCTATCAACGTGTACGTTTGTTGGACTCCTTGTATTGCAGATTGATATTTTTGACTATCTGTAAATGTACAGAGTAGTTGTTTTTGTTCGTTCATATTATGATAGTACATCCACAAACCCAGCAAAAGTTCCGCCTTCTTTTGCTACGAAATTAATCAATACTTTATTTGTCTTCTTATTGATTATTTTAATGCTAACCTTCCCCGGATCATTAACGATGTCAATATCGGAAAAATCTAAAGCTGGGTGTTTGTCGATTATTTGTGATTTACCGGCTTTAACTTGTTTTGGACCAACCAACGCCATTAAAAATTCAGTTTCTGTATCTTCGTATCCCATTAATCTTAATAAATTCTTAATGAACGTTTCTTTATTTTGAGGTGTTGATTTGTAAAAAGAGTTAAGTTTATTAGATACCTTTTCTGCTAAATATTGATTTAGTGGATATCTCGCTTCTTCACGATCTGCTCTTAAATCATTAATATAATCTTCATCTTCACCATCAGCCTTTGCGTGTTTAACAGCAAGATTTGTTTCCTTAGCAACCTTGTCGAGTTGTTTAAATTTTGGATCAGATGATAGTTCTTTTGTAAATTTATCAGCTTCGTTATCTCCACATAAATTTCTTACCAAACTGGTTTTGGTACTATTTGCCAAATTAACATTTTTTGTTTGATACATCTTAAGACTATATGCTTTCAAAATCTCTTCACCTGAGACTTTTTTCACTCTTAGTCTGATATCCGCCTTAAATTCAGCTCCTTGCAAGAAAGACTTATTATCAAGAAATATTTCTAATATATTTCCTTTATTTTTACCAACAGCGTTAATTATATAAGATGACATATCGTGACTTGCTAACGATATCACTGCTTTTACTTCTTCATATTTACTACCAGCCGCAACTCTTAGTTTTTTATCCCAATCATTAACTATGCTTTCTAGTTCTGGTATATAACGTTTACCTTCAGCGTCTAATTGCACAACTTTTATAACATAATTTTCATCAATATGTTCTGTTAAAACAACGTCGATTGGAGAGTCATTTTTTTCAATGACATACTTAACAGTTAAAGCTTCATTATAATTTCCACGAATTGCTTCAATCGCACCTTCTTTTTGCAGGTCTGTAGACGATTCTATTCCACTTTTTTCTTTTGCAATAGATGCTGGAATTATGATGTCAGTTTCTTGTCCTATTTGTAAATCTGACATACCATTGTCGATTAAACCAGATACAACGTTCTTAAAATAAGATTTAACTTTATTCCAAGATTTTTTCATGAAATCAAATATACTTGATATCAACGATTCATTTATTGATATAATCGACCCACGTTCCTCATCAAATACTTGTTCTCCGATTAACTGACCTTCAGTATTAAACCAAAGCATTCCCTTTCTATAGAAACCATACTTCATAGCTTCATCTACACTATAATTAACCAATGGGGTTTGTCCTTGCAATATTGCAATATTTGCAACGGCATCTTGTTGTTTTTCTTTCGGAGTTCTATTATCAACTCTATCATCGGCCTCTACACCTTTTTGAACTTCTTTATCTACTGATATAGTGTCAGGTTTTTCTTTTGGTTTTTCTTCAGTAGCACCAACTGATGATAAATCTCCCGGCGCAGAAAATATGTTTGCTTGAGCCTTTTTTGGATTTTCCGCAAAGTGTGTACCCTTATTTACAGCACGATCTCTGTACTCTTTGCTTGGAAATGTTACTAGTATACCATCTTTATTATAAGCCTGACGATCAGGAAATCTACCAGCTTCAAATAAATTAGCGGTCTTATCAACAATCTCGTTAAGAGCGTAACCAGCTTTTTCCAAATACTCCTGTACAATAAAAACGTGATCTGGGTTCTCTAATCTGAGAACACCATCTTTTATACGGGAATCACAACAAATATCATTTACAATAGATCTAAAGTTCATCTATTATAAATATAATTAAAATCAACGTAATTTCAAATCGTTGTAATTATTTCCAGTATATACCTTAACTTTGAACTTTTTATTCTTAATTATGTCAATAACATCTTGTATTGTGTGTTCATCAACCTCTGGACTTACATCAAATACAATAGAATCGTATACATACAATATTGGTACAATCTTCTTATCAGTTACATATTTTAATACATTACCCAAGCTATTCAATCCATATTCGGTTTCTGTAGCCTGAATGATATATGCAAATAACTTGTTTTTATTAGGATCACTGATGTGTTTTGATGTGATTTTCCGTTTATAAATCGGAGTAGAAACATATCCCTTTTTTTCAAACATTTCCCAATACTTGTTCTTTAATTCATCGGTTTTTGCAAAAAACGGAATGTTTAGATATTGATCTTTAATCTGACCGTACAAGTTAACCATCGTGAGTTTCTTAGATTTTGACATCAATTCTGAATCAACTTGGTCAATATTGTAATATTGTTTAGCCAGATGTTCATAAATGGTTTCTGTGTCGGGAACCTTATAATCAATAAGATTAGCCACAATATAAGGATGAAATCCAGTAAAGTCTACCATCATCAGATATCCATCATCATATCTGGATATAAAACTCTTTCTACAACCATCCTCTTTGTTTAGTGCAACATAATTAACACTATCAAAGTGATTACTGGGTCTACCTGTAGGGTTATATATATTATACTCTGTATATACAAACTTGTTGTGTGTTTTTGCTTTGAAGTAGTTTTTGAAAATGGTTGTATCTAATTTCAAACCATTCTTTTCAACCTCATACAATGTATCTGAAATGATGTTATTGAAGAATTTAAAGCAATAAGAGTCTTTGTTTTCAACATTTAGACTTTCTACATGAATAAGTTCTTGATCAAAATCACGTTGATGATTTGCATATGGATATATCACATTGAACTGATTAATATCTCCAGTTCGAATCTTAATAGCAAAATACGCATCTGATTCTTCTTTAACAAGTACTTCATTGTCTTTTAAGAAACTGAATAGATTTACATCAATCAAATTACAATCCCCAAGAAAATACTTGTATCTCTTCTTATTGTTTACATATATCTCTCGGTCTGTCTTTTTTAGTAACTTTACAAAGTTATCATAAGTACTATCAACATTTACATCTGGGTGTGTAAAGTTAAAGTAATACTTTTCTTTGGTAATATAATCATAAACAAATGCAGCAATAACTTTATCACACGCAATATGCTTATTGGTGTTTTGAGTTATAAACTTTAGATATATTTGATTAGATAGATGCACACTACAACATTTACACAAATGTTCTAGAATGTCAATTAAAATCCACGCCAAAATTGTCTTGGATTATTTAATATAGTCGATATCTGAGGAAACACTTGAGCTGCTTGATTTATTCTGAGAATATTGTAGTCTACAACGCCTGTGGTTTCAAGCATTTTTCCTTTGTACACATTAAACTCAACCCCAGATACTTTCCAAGTTATTTTGGTCTTTTTGAAAAAACCAGAGTTTGTTCCATTATAACCTCTAGCATTGGTTTCGGTTATATTAGAATAGTTAATGTTGCCAACAAAATATCGGGTTATATAACCATATTCATAGTCCGATGGTTTGATGGTTGGAATATATGATGCTGGAATAAAGTAATTGTATCCACCCAATCCAACAATATTTCTCGTTTTTACTGGTGTGTCATCAATCATATATTTATATATTTTAAATTGGTTCCAGCAATACATCTTAATAATGCTGTAATATTTGTTTCCCATTTACCTGATGCTATATTATGTTCGACTTCTAATATTTGAAAAATGACATTACCAGGCACATATGGTTTAGGCAAATTACTGATTGCGAATACTTGTAGATTTCTAAACCCATACAATCCATCCAACGTCATTGATATTTGAAAGTTATCAGACACACCACTATATTTTGCAATATTACCAGATATATCACCATCATCCAACATTCTTCTCAATTTAGCCTTCATGCTAGGTGGTAAACACAAATACTTCCAATTATATATTTGTGTTTGTTCATTCCTGGCTTGGTCACTTGAGTTTGTTGGGAGACCAAGAGTCCCTCGGAGATCTGACTGCAAATTAGACAAACGTCCTCTGGGAACAAGTGTGGAATTTACACCATCTACATTCAAGAATCTCATACATAAAATGTCATTACGGGACATTTCGCCATAAACCTGAATATTTGCTATGTCTCTATTTTCATCTTTAAAATCAACATTTGTGCCTGGTATATTGCCAGATTGTTGAGCTCTCTTCAAATCTTCACCTTTTAATTTTGCAATCTGTTCCAGTTGGAACGCATCTAGTCTATCTCTAAACTTGATAAATGGTGTATTTGAAACTTGAGTTATCACAATATCAAGTTCTGCTTTAGTACTTGCATTATTTATTTTGTCTTGAATCGTTTCAGTCAAGCTTGGTGAATTTGTACCAGCAAATAAAACATTGTTAGCTTGTTCATTGGTCAAACTAACATCAAAGTTTATAGATTTTACAACATTATTGGTCTTTGCCAAATCAAACATATATACCTCTTTTAATATATCCATGTTGATTGTGTTTTTATCTACAATTGATAATCTTCCATTTAAACCATCCACTATATCAAATTGCCAAAAATCATCAACAGCATTGTTTATTGTACTCAATACGGCCGTGACAAATTGTTTAATCGTCTTTACATTTTCATCTTTTGAAATTTCCATTAAACGAGTTTTTGATATAAGAAGATTTTTTAAATATCCATAATAGTATTTTTTGTATTTTTTGGTCACATCTACTCCTTCATCGTCATAGAATAATTTATCCTCGACAAATGGAAATGATGCGAATCCAAGAGGCCATTTATTTGGGCCGTTGTAATAGAACCAATTAATTACTCTATCCAAATCATCACGATACAAACCAGATGTACCAAATGTTTTCTGTGCATTTAATGCAGCTAAAAGTAGTGACTGATCAGAATCAATATTTTTATCTTTTTTATTTACCTTCAGAGCATTCTTGAGTTGTAAAGTTAAATCAGGTTTATTTCTTTGAGGATTAACAAATTCATTTTTTGTTATTTCCTTTTGTTCAGTATTTAAAAATTTTCCACCATTATTTATTTTTGGTGCGACAGGATTTGGTATCAATACATTTTTATCACATGATATTAAGTTTGGATGTGCATTTATAATAATATCGGTGTTATCTATTACGTACAAATTATTACGTGGGTTTGAACAAAATAAATTAAGTAATTCAAACACAAAGTCTAATTGAAGCCAGACTTCATCATTTGTATCATTCGCATCAAAGTCTGTTTTGCTGTCATCAAATGATACTTGTTGTTCATAGTAATTGGCGGGATATTGTCGAATCGATCCATACTCAATTACGGGAAATTCAGTTGGTGCCGATTTTTGATAAGGAGGTGCAAAATATCCTGGTCCACCTGATGGTATCGTTGTTGATGTAGGAGGATTTACATACTCAACTTTTGTTTTTCCAGGTTGTCTTGCAGCTTTATATATGTCTTCTCTTCTACCAACAAAAATTCTATCTTCGGGATTACCACTGTAAAAAGATGATTTACCAGCCTTGGCCGGACCAGCAGACGCTCTAATAGCCGTCAATATATTTTCACGTTTTTGTTTTTCTGTTTGTTGTGCGTTAGCCTCAGCATCCGCATCAGCTTTTTGAGTCTCGGCGTATTTGTTGGCAATCGCAATTCTATTATCGATTGCATAATCAACAAAATTACTTCTAGACTTAATTACATCATTTATGGAGGGTAAATAGATGTTAATAAAATTTTTTAAATTTATATACTCAACGCTTTCTGCTCCTTTATTTTCAGTAGCATTGTTGTCAGTTCTGAATCCTGCAAATAATCCTTGTCTTGATGTACACTCAACATTGCACTCATACAAAAATCCATTTTGTGTGGTAAAATTATATTTGGTAACAATTCCGGTTACACATCCGTAGTTACCATATGAAAGATTAGATCTGTCTAAAGCCGTTTGTGGTTCTGAAACAATTTTCCAACATTCTTCCCGAGTCAAATTTAGTAAGGATTTTTGATTGAACAAATTCCAACCAAATTCAATAAACATATTGATGCCAGGAGTCAAAAAGAATGGCATCATATATTCAAGTTGAGCCAAACTATAACAATTGAATTTAAATGATGCAAATGTAAGCAATTCTCTGCTTTGTCTTAATTGTACAGATACAATACCTGGGGGTGGTAGTATAGATGATACCACATTATCTTGTGGAAAATTGTTGTCAACTCTGGATTGATAATTTGTTAGTGATCTTAACCTTGGATCAATAAAGTGTGGTTCACCAGTGGCCTGATAACCAATAATAGCACCCTTTTGTGTAAGTGGTGTAGTATTGTTATAACCAAACGCATCATAAAAACCATCTCCACCTTTTAGAATAAATCCATCATATGGGTTTGAATCATTTGGACTTTGACCACCAGACTTGTTTAAATAAGCACTTCTTGGTACCAACCCATTTGAAATTTGACCTGTACCACTTGAAAATATTCTAATCCAAGGAGTCATCGGACCCTTGTACTTACTATGATTATTTGCAAAGTCAAACGTAGCATTAACAAACGGATTTGGTATTTGCATTCCAATGTTATTGGTATTATTACGACGGCGTAATTCTCTTACCATCTCAGTTGGAATGTTTTGTATTTCCCACCAAGTTGGTGCATTTCCTGTTATCTCATTAGTGTTGGCTGCCATAACTTAATTTAAATTTTTGAGATTATTTAGTATCTGAGAAACGTTGCCTGGTATTCTTAATTGTTTACCTAGTGGTATTGATAATTTACCTTTACCCAAATTGTTAGCTTGTGCTATAACCCACCAGAAACTTTCGTCACCATAGTATTTTTTAGCCAAGCTATCTAAATAATCAACCTCACTTGCTATGATATATGTATCATCGATAGAATGTGGAATAATAGGATAATAAGTTGTTCTGTACACATTCTTACCATCCCATCTTTTATAAACTGGTGTAAATTGATATCTCATGCTATATAATTATGGTATATTCGACGCATTGATCTGATTAAGCCAGTTGTTATCATACCTAATATTCTTTGAGAAATTATTTTTAGCTGTGTCACTACTTCTGTCATAAAACTCGGTGAGTGGAGCGTTTTTGTCAGCTTTAGGACTAGAGTCAATCGGTCCTATAAAATTTGGATTAACTGGATCAGGCAGATCAGTCAATTGCAATTGACTAACAATTGATACAGGAGCATCGCCCCAAATAGCTTTGCCTGTATATGGACGATCTTTTTCAAGAACATTCATCTGAACACTAATTTCCGCTGTTCTTGGAAATTGAGCAACTCTTCCTTTGGATCTAGCTTTGTTACCTCTAGGATCTATGATCGTATCAGAACTCTGCCATTGTATAGCTTTATTTGGTCCATAACTCCATTCTTGGTTTGATTCTTCTGGAATTGTTTCCCAAGATGTATCATCTGGTATTGTGACGTTACAGCTTGTTATTACAACAAAGTGGTTTTTGTAAAAATCACCCAATGTTAATTGTACCATTGGTGGTACCATATATCCACCTTCTTGTTGTAATGTATAATTAGCTGGTCTTGTTAAACCCACCAAATAGTTTATGCGTTGCCACATTGGCATCAACTCTTTTACGCTGTGTGCATTAACGGTGAAATTAAAACTTACTTGACGTTCAAATCCTTTGTAATAAAACAATTTGTCTGGACGACCCAAATATTCAACCGTTTCCCAACTTGCATTGTTGTTATCGTTAATTGATTTTACGGTCGCATTAAATGGAATATACTTTTCGTTTACAATATCATAAAAGTAAAACTTGACTATATCTGGTCCATATATGCCAAATTTATCTGTAGCAGAATATTGTTTAGTAAATTCCTCTTGGTTTAATACTTGAAGTGAGTTAACATAATCAACATTGTTTGTTGGATAAATATATCGATCATTTGGTCCTTCTCCTAAACGAGTTGGTACTTTATTACCCAATGTTTCGTCTCTACGAAAACGACCTTGATATGTATCATTTTTAATAGTTGGATCATTTAGTTTTGTAGGATCAAGTTGTTTTAAGTAATTTGTTCCTATACGTGTGCCATCGTTACTAAACTTAGCAAATTGAAGAGGTTGTAAATTTTTTCTGTTGGTACTATATTTGCTTTCATTTGCACCACCAATGTCGTTAATAGCCTTGTCAAGATTATCAATGATGTCCTTAACTACGTTACTTTGTTGATCACTAAATGTGGTCTTGAATCCAGATTGATTATCTAAATAAGTTTTATAGTTTAGTATTTGATCTGAATATTCGTTATCATCATCTACTTTTACTACATCACTATATCTGTTTGAATCTCCACTTGGAGTAATTGCCTTCTTAGTTAACTTAGTACTTAGTAAGTTATTCTTATCTTTTGATAAAACACCAATTTCTTTTGTATAATCAACCGCTTGTTTTTTGATATTTCTTACTATAATCAATCTGTTCAAAGATGTTTTATTCTTCGACTTACCATAAAAACGTTGATTAACAGCTAATGAATAATCAGCCTTTTTTCCAAATCCAAGTGAATTCAACAAACCACTCAAAATACCACCACCCGCAATACCATTTTGAGTTGGATCAAACAACTTTCCAGCATTCAACATCATTTCGTATGTTTGTTCATCAGCACGATATGTTGCTGGCCATGGTTGTTTTGGTGGAAGAATACCACCAACCAATGTGTTGTTTTGAAAGAATCTACCAACACCACTTAATAATCTGCTAAAGAAGTTACCCCCAGCATTTGACATCCAACGTTGATATCTAGGATTATTGTAAGCATTTGTAGCAGTATTACCTCTCAATAAGTCTTTTACACCATCTCTAGCAATTGATGTAACAACTCGACTGGAATTATCTCCACCACCAACCAATGAGGTCAGTGTTGATAATCCCAATCCACCACTTGCTGCGCTAGCAACACTACTACGAGGTGGTGATGGTTGCGGAGGTGCGCTACCCAATAATTGTCCTACAGCGCTTACGGCATTACTAAGACCAGTACCACCCAATAGGCCTGTTAATATGTTACTTGTGTCTATATGACGGGTTGGACGATCAACCAATCCAAAAGTAGCGGAACGTATAGCGGCAATCAACGGCGAAGCTGGGTTATAGACCTTGGTTTCATCGAATGGTTGAAATCCTTGTAGGATAAGTTGTTTGCCTGTAAACTTTACACCAGCGCTTGATCCCAAAAACTTTCTAACTCTGGTAGCATCTTGTACAGCGGCACTTAATGGAAGTGATCTGTTGCCACCAATTTTTGTACGTTGTCCTTCGTTTGGGTTTTTGTAAATATATTGTTGAGATGTAACCAATCCCTTCAAGTAAAGATCTTGTGGTTTGTTCTTGGTATATAGAACTTGATCATTACCATTTGTTAGAAACAATGTCTCTAATTTACCGCCTCGTCTGATATTAATAAACGAAGCGGCATTAGGAGGTAGTGAAAGACCTGATCCTTGAACTTGGGATAAAGTGGTGACTTGACCATCTGCTCCACCAAAACCCTCTACGAATGTTTGACTATTTGCCATTAATTATAAATATCAGATTGCATTAGTTGCTTGACCAGAAACTCCAAATTTTAAAGTTCCTTCAGCCAATTCTTTACTTACCTTGACTCTATCCATATAAACCGCAATCTTTCCTGCGGACATCATACTAGTCAATACATCGATCCTTTGAGCTACTAAATCAATTCCTTGTTTCAACATAGCTGTTTCATCACGCTTAGCTTCATTGGTTTTGGCTAGAGCATTAATAGCTTCTGTATCAATACTAATATCAAGATTTGGAAGTTTAACCCCAGATAATTCTTTGAGTGATCCAACTGCCAACGAAACTCCTTCAGCAGCTGCACTCATCGCAGTTAATTGTGTAGTAATATTTGTTAATCTATCTAATGGAAACAATCGTAAACTAACATTTAAAGCACCCAATGCATATCCCATAGCACCAACCCCAGCGGCCGCCAGAACCAATCCAGGTCCAACAAGTGCTAACTTAACCAAGTTTGTAGTAACAGATCCTAATAATTCTGGTAGTTTGTCCAAAACTTTCATTAATGTATCGGCTAAAATTGATGCCAATCCCAAGAACAATGTTGATATTGCTGCAATTGCCGGAGCAGCCGCACCAATTCCTTGACCAATTAATTTCAAAGCATATCCTAAACCAATTAAAGCAAGTGTGATTACACCAATCGCAAGAATAGCTGGTGGTGGTATAATCAAAAATTGTACAGATCTTCCAAAGTTTCTTAGTCCCTTGCCAATTCCTTCCAATCCTTTACCAATACCTTCCCCCACCTTTTGAGCAGCATTTCCCATAGCATCTGCTAAAAAGTCTGCTACAAGTTTAACACCCTTCTTGAATGCAAAAAATGCAATAGTTAAACCAGTCAATCCAGCTATTACAATTCCTGCTGGTCCACCAAAATCCGCAATGGTTGCCAATAGTTTAAAAAATACAATTTGAACAGCTCTAACAATATCCATCAGTGGTTTCATAGCCTTACCCAATGCCAACATTGCTTGTTCTTTTTGTGCATCCAAAATAGCTGTTCTTGTTTTTGCTACATTTTCTATAGCAGCCAATTCATTCGCTCTTTTCTTTTGTTCTACTTCAGATCCAGCAACTTTTGCTAGTTCTTTTTCTAACTTTAGACGTTCCTTAGCAAGATCTGGATTTTCTTGATCAATTTTCTGTTGTGTTTTCTTTAAAGAACCGATCTTCTGTAATTCATTAATGTCTTTGCCTGTCAATTCAGATAAAGCCTTACGTTGGAAGTAATTTAACTTATCAATATCTCCAACTCTTTCAAGTTCTTTTTGTAATGCTTTTTCACCCTCAGCAATTTTACCTTCAAAAAACAATCTACGTGATTGATTAAAATTGATATTTTGACCCAATAATGCACTAGCTTTTAATTCAGCACCAACTGATGATTCAAAGTTTAATAACGATTCTGCCGATTTTGCAGCTTGATCAAGACTACTACCAATCTTTCTCAACTCAGCAGATTGTTTGATTAATTCAATCGTGTTGCCTCTAAATATTGTACGTACATTAGAACTAGCCCCACTTACGTCTTTAATAACCTTACCCAATGGTACCCCGGCAGCTTTTGCGGCCGCATCAGCTACTCCAGCCATGTTTTGTTGAGCTTGTAAACTGGTATTACCGATTTCTCCTAATGTAGCAAAAAACTGAGCACTTTCTGTAGCGCTTATACCAATAGATTGTGAAAGTTCCGCAGCTCTTTGTGCAACCATCGGCATATATTCCGCAGCCATTACACCAAGATTGTTATTTAATTCAGCAACCGCCTCAAGTGCTTCTTGTAAATTTACAACAAGACTTGTTGATGAAGCAACAATACGTTGCATTATAATTGCTTGTTTTTCAGACTGAACTCTACTAATTCCCTGTTTTACAGCATTATCTGCCAGTAATTTATCATATTTATCATATGCATCTATAAGCTTTATAAGCGTATCATACATCAATGACATTACCGTTGCTTGTCTTTTTAATACAGATAATTGTTGTTCTGCAAGTGCAAGTTGATATCTTTTTTGATCTATAACATGTTGGTTTTGTTGACCTTCTTCATCACGCTGACGTTCTAATTCGGCAAGATTTGCACTCAATTGACCTACCAATATACTTTGAGCTTCCAATTTTTTCTCTACATCCTTGAGTGGATTTATTGAATTTTTGATCTTTCTGCCAACATCCGCCCAAGTTTCAGAGTATGATTGTGTTTCAGCTCTGGCTTTTTCTAGCTGTTTAATTAAATCCGCTACGGATTTCTCTGTTGGTGTAGGTGCTGCCATATATTATATAATAATAAATATCCATTTATCTAAAAGATGGTTTATCTATTTTAGACTTGGCAGGTTTAGATTCGGATTGTTTATTCTCTTTTTCCTTAACATCTACGAGTTTTTTATAATAAAAGTTGCGTAGATGAATAGGTAAAGCGTATACTTCGGATGGGGTAAACCCATTACCATAATAACACAAATCAAAAATTACATGTTGTATATAAACTCTGTGCTCAGGAGTTAGGCCAAAAAAAGCTGACCGTCATTGGTACGGCTACCCTTTCTTGATTAGAACATTCAGTGCAGCAGAAGTTAAATCGACTATCAACATCTGGAGAAAAAACCTTTGCATGTTGTCTAAACGCACTACTATCTCTTGCCAACATGTTATTATCTATAAAAGATTTGATCTTGGCTTTATCAGTATCTCCATTGATTGAGGTAATCATATACTTTAATCTGGTGGTTATTTCACTTGAAGATTCCTTCTTTAACTTTGCAAATCCTTCAATATCACGTTCAATCATCTTTTCATCACCGGCAGTCAATAACTTAAATTTGATTGTTAGTTTTGATGTTGGCAACGTATATTCAAACTCATTTACACCTTTTGGGTATGCATCAAAATCAATTTCCTTGTAGTTGATTTCTGATAAATCTACATTTTGTTTATTTACCGCAGAACATTTTGGACATGTAATTTCTACAGGACCATATGTGTCACCATAAGCCAAACGTCTGATTGCAAAAATCAATGCGTTCTTATCACCTACAAGAATTTGATCCAAATCAATATCCTTATCAACAATCAAGGATTCAATCAACTTTTCTACAGCAAGTCCTTTTTTAAGTAAATTTGGACTGGTAAGAATATCTTCTTCTTTAGCAGTCATCAACTTAACTTCCACTTGTCCAGTAGACAATTTGCTGTTTGATGGATAAAATCTACCTTGACTTGGTAAGTCAATGATTTCAGTTGGAAATGTTGGCGCAGATGGCTTGGTGTTTGCTGATGATTGTCTTGTAATAGAAATTTCGTCACTCATAACTTATAATAATATATAGAACAATAACCAAAGATTTGGGTTATTTTATTTAATTTTAGCAGCTTTCTGCGCAGCTTGAGCTGTTTTTGTAAGAACGCCAGCTCTAGTTCTGATTTTATTTATAGCATCTTTAAACTTGGATTCTGGTCCTACCAACGCATCCATAAAACCATCTTCTTCTTTTATCATTTTTTTAATGATAAACTTTAACTTTTGTTTTTTTGCTTCATTCATAGGTTTTAAAATTTTATATATACTTTTTACAACTTGTGGTTTAACACCAGGATAGTTTGTTGTAAAGTTTTGAAAGTCATTATTAGATAAATCTTGTCTAAGAGTACTAGCACTTATACTTTGACCATTTTTATCATCTGTTCTACCAACATAATTACTTGGAGAATCGTCGGTCATATCTACCACTTTTACACCAACTGGCGACGAAAGTCCATCTTTAGTTGGTTTTGTTTTATATCTTTCAATAGCAGCCGCAAATATCTTACTACGTTTTGCATCTTCTGGACTTTTTGCACTAGCACCCAATGCAACGGTTTCTGTACTATTTCTTGGTAAGTTAAACACATATCCAAACGCAGCGTTCATTGGATTATCATCTTGTACAGCTACCACTTCTACTTTTGGATTCTTGGTTAATAAGTTCCAAATAGCTAAACTCTGTTGACGATTTATACCATCACGTTCAGTTGGTCCAACCATCACAATTACTTTCTTTACATCACCACGACTAGCAAATTTGTTAGCTAATCCTAGATGTCCAATGTGAGGTGGTTTAAATCCGCCTGGTAAAAGTACTGTTACTTGATCCATGTATATAAATATTGGTAAAATAAAAAACCCCACAAATAAATGTGGGGTTTCAAACATATGACTAAAATATTAGTATTGGAGAATACAATAATCTGGTTGAATAGTCATGCTGATTGTTACAGCATCACCATCGTTGGACCAATCCAATTCATTGAAGGTAGCTTCGGTGATAAAGGCACCCTTGAGTGTCCATTCTTCTACCTTATCACCAACTGGACCTAGAACATTGATGGTCAAGTCCTTCTTATAGAAGTCTTGATAACCATCACGACCAGTTACAGATTCGTGGTGTAGACGTACCCATTCCATTACAGCTTGAGCACCAGATGGTACGATTGGATCATATAGTTCCAATGTCATTGTACCCCAAGTGGTCTTACCTTTGTAGTAGGTCTTGATGTTGATGTGGTCCAATTCTTTTGAAGCTTGTGTAATTTTTGGACGATCACATTTCTTGATGACGAAAGATGGGATACCATCAACGTATAGAATAAATCTATTTTTTACCTTTGGTTCAAAGGCTGTATAAAAAATTTCTGATGGATTTAGTAGTTCTGCCATATGTTTTTTCCTTTAAGATTCTTATTTATAAATATAGTAAAGTTTCAATATCTAATGTTTTTTTTATATTTTATTGATCTCAGCATCGTAAACCGATTTTACGTTTTGTCTTAGTTTGGAAATATATCCTGTTGATCTTAGTAATTTGAATACCAGATTTTCAACACTATACTCACCACCACTACTTAATCCAGCTTCTCTCATGTCATATAAACGTTTAATAACGGTCTTCATTAAGTCTACATCACCTTGGTTTATAGCTGTGTTGATCATCTCTACATACTGACTATATTTCTTCTTGATAGTTTCTTTGTCAACCTGAATATCTTGGTAATTTGGCTTTTTAACCCATTTATTATTAAGAACACTATATACAGCCTGACTTCTGTTTACATCGTTTATATCTTGTATATAAACTTCTATTTGATGATCTCCAATATGAATATCATGTTCTTGATTCCACTTGTTTTTCAACGCATCAACATATTTCTTAACCAACTCTTTATTTGGGTCGATCTTACTAAAATCCACTAATATATGTAAATCCATATCACTGGTTGGAGTCCAGTTATATCCAGCAGTACTTCCCAAAAAGTATATGTCTTCAATAGGCACATTAAGTTCTGTATCTTTGTAAAAAGCATTAGCAACCTTCAACATTTTGTCTACCACTTCGGGTTTTAAAACATCACCATTCCAAATTTCTGGATTCAAAACACTATTATAAATTCTATGTTTTTCTTTAACCCCAAGTATTTCTTTCAACTTATTAATGGTACTAACCGCATCAGTATGAAGTATACCAATACCTCCAGCCTTATTAAACTCATCAATGGTGTTTGGTTTGTCATCGATTAAGATAGTATCAGATTTAGCATAATTAGCCTTATCCTTACGGTGCGGTACCAAATTTGGCTTAGCTGTTATATTGTTATTTTTTAACCAAGTTAATTTACCATCAACTGCACCTTGATCAGTTGCGTGACTTAATATTTCTATGGGTAAGTCTTTTAAAAAATTATACAATAACTTACCATCACCCATCCAACCCATGGTTGCATAAAAATCAGGACTATTCTTTTTTACAAACTCATAACGCTTTACAGGTCCATGTTCAGCTTCATAAGTTTCTACAGGTATGCCACCACTATAACGTTTAAACTGCTTTTCCCAGTCAGTAAGCACACCATCCATATCCACGTAAATCTTATACTTGCTATTAATCATTTATAATAAATATTAGCTAGCTAAGCGCTTGTTGTGCTTATTTAACTTGAAATATTAAAGAAGAATAAAGAAGATTAATAACGTACAGCGCTTGTATTTGCTTATACTTTATATAAACAGGATGTCAATTTATTTTAAATTAGGCTTGAATGTGCCATCTTTTAAATTAAGGCTGCCATCACCATACTTTTCAGCCAATGTATTAATAAGCTTTTGTTCAACTGCTTGCAATTCTTGCCATTTCTTAAGCACCTCAGTACGATTATTTTTAATTTCATCAATCACATTTTGTGCATTAATTTCATCAAGCTGTAATTGACCAAGCGCAAAGATCTTTTCTTGATATGAATCTTGAAGAGTTGCGATTTCAATCATTTCTTGTTCAGTAAATTTAATTGTATTATCCATAATATTATTTTTTAACAGGAGTTATTAATTCTTGACCAACCATCACACTTGGTGTTATATTGACGTTATCTGTGGGCGGCTGATTAGAAAACAAATTTGGTAAATCATCGGTGGTCGATGACGACAAAACATTTGCCGCGCGCCGACGAGATAATTCAATTCTCAACAAGGATAAATCCTTCTGAAGAAATTCTATTTGTTCAAGGATATCAAACCCAAATGATTTTAATTCAGCGTCAGAATATTCAAATATTGGTTTCTTATTAGAATCAATCATACTTTATATATAGATCAATAACTTTACTTATGTTTTTTATAAATGCCTCTTTGGTGTAAATACATGCGTCCTCTGAGGCTTGTTTTCCTTTAGAAACAACAATCTCTTGGTTATCGTAACAATACTTCATCATCTCCATAAACTCGTCTTCTTTAAATTCCGACCATTTACCGCCATAATCTCCCCAGTAATTTTCACTATAAACTTCGTCATAACCAACCTCAAAGTTGTTTTCTTTTTTAACAAATTCAGATAAACCACCATAATTTGTATATATAATAGGTCTGCCACAACACATACTTTCTTGTTGCATCATCCCCCACCCTTCACATGTAGCACCACTTAAATAAACATCTATGTTGTAATACCAGTCACGAAGACTAGATTTTGACAATCTCTGTGATACATACTTTATTTTATTGTCAAATGTCTTTTGTATAACTTCGTTGGTTTTTACATGCAATTCAACATTATTATAACCTTTAAAAGCTTTTAGAAAACACTTGGTGACTTTAGCTAAATTCTTACGTGGATCTTCGTTAGAAATACCAAAAACAAACTTTTTATTAGGAATGTGTTCTTTATATGTAAAAAAATTCGTGTCACAAAACAAAGGTATAACATCGATTTTTGCAGTTAAACCTTGATTTATAAAGTTGTTTTTATTATAATGATTAGGTACACATACGTGTTTATATTTGTTCATTACCTCAATCATCATATCGTTGATTCTGGTGCTTTCCCACATTGTGTACAAAACGCGGGGCCTGGAAAAATCCATCTGCAAAAACATATTTGATGACCCCAAATCATTTGTTAAACTCAACAAACTAAAATCCAACAAATTGGGATCAAGATTTTTAGAATTTTCAAAACATTGCAAAAATTCACTACTTATTATACTATATGTTCTTGGAATAATATTATATCCATTCTGCGGTAAATTCTCTATCAAAACCCTCAAAACCTCACCATACCCAGATGTAAAATTATAATAAGAACTTAATGTAACACTTTTCACTAAAACTATATGTTGGGTATATAATATGAATTCAACACATTCGTATTTGAACTAAGTAACTTGTTTGCAGATACAGATATAGAGCCACTCATCAATAAAAATGCATCATCTACACACTCTTCAACACTTTTACCTATACATTGCGATCCAGTTAATTGAATGCAATGTGATATCTGTTCACCAACATTATCCTCACGTTCAACACTGAAACATATCACTTTTTTAAGAATATGCAAGTCATCGTTAAGTGTGTCACATCTGGCTATTCTAAATCTTATTCCATCCATATACAAATAAATATGTGGATTATGAATAAACAGCGATATAATATTGACCTGCTGTAAACGTATTTGCGCCTGAATTTGACACAGTGTTATTTATATATATACGAACATATCCTGCCAATGTTCTACCACTACTACTTGTTGTAGCAATACCGTTACAATTAGCTATAGATAAAAAGTTGCTAGTATTACCTTCACCATAAACATATAGTCTTCCATTTGCATCTGGAGTAGAACCAATGCCAGTACGTAAATTTGAATTTAATATTATACCATCACTATTATTTATACGCATAGTCAACGCAGCACCTGATCCAGCGTTTACATATGTATTACCATCTGTAAATTGAAGTATAGCATACGTTCCAAATGAAGCAAAATTCAAAGATTCATTTCCCCAGTAAGCATAACCCGCTGCTGCTGGCCAGGTTCCTGTTTTTACTTTTCCTACTCTTAATTGATCAGTCACATCCAAAGGTAATGTAGGTGATGCAACATTTATACCCAATCTACTATTTGTAGTATCATGATATAAGAATGTACTATCTTTCAGAGTTGTAGATGATGTTGAATATATTACTCTGTTGTTTGCAGTAAATGACCCACCACTTATACCACTTGTTCCAGCTGGAGCAGCTAAACCACTTGTACCAGTAGATCCAGTTGTTCCACTTGTACCAGCTATACCACTTGTATTGCTGCCACCAGCACCACCATTACCACCAGCAACACCAGCACTACCATTTGTACCGGTACTACCGCTTGTACCACTTGTAGCACTCAAACCACTCAATCTACTCAAAC